TACGAGATTAGCGAGTGTCTCGTGGGCTCGGAGATGTGTATAAGAGACAGCTATGTATCACTATCGTATCACAACTATGCAAAAATAGGAAAAAATTGGATATATTTTGCCATATAAAATGTGTTGTTCAGCAATAATTTAGGAGGGTTGAAAAGCCTGTTTTATAACATAAGTGCTTGATTAATAGATATAAAAATAGGGATTAGCATTTTGCTAATCCCTTACTTTTTGTTGTCCGGGAAGGATTAACCGATAAATTGTAAATTCCTGTTATTTAAATGTTTATACATTTATTTATTTACATTGTATCACAGTTGTATATACTTTTGCTGTGTTACGTAATGCTAATATTATGTAGAAAATAACACAATGCAAATAACAAGATTAGTGATGTCAGACTTGTTTTCATATCAATAAATATCGTGTTTTTCTAAAATATAGTGTGGCGTGCCAGTAAGTTTATCATACACAATAAATCCATATTCCGATTCCACCGTGCTAGTATATACATGATCAATAAATATGAACCTATTACTTTGTATACAAAGCCCTATTGCAACGCTAAGAAATAAAGAAATAGCAAATACAATGTTTGCTCTTTTTTTATCCATGTATTTTTTTACTAATAAGAAAGTAATACAGGTTATTATTATTAATATGAGGACGGGGAATGCCCAAGATAAAATAAATGCCTCCATAATATATTTATTTGATTGAAAAATAATATAAAGTAATAAGTATAATAATAAGTAACAGTATAAGTGTAAAATCTTTATGTTTCACTATCAAACCAAGAACATTATTGAAACTAATAGCTTCTTTGTCAAACCTTTCATCGTCTGTCTTTTTCTCGTTATCCAATTCTCCAACCTCTTTATTGTAGGGGCAAGAATTTTCATTAACCATGTTCTCTTTCGATTTTCCTTCCGATATAAATGTATCGTCCTCTTCGAAATCCTCATTCTCGTCTTTCAAAGAAACTGGCATCTCCTTTATTCCCAAAGAGACAAAGCCATTGATACCGTTCTTTTTCAAAAGCATTAACAACGACATTCCTATCATGTACAATATACCCAATAATGTACATTTAACCGTGTCTCCACCAATAATGGCAACTAATATCATATACACTATATTGGTCGCTATAAAAGTATAATAGCCCCATTTATTTAACCGTAGGATCAATATGAAACATAGGACAAAAACAACAGCTACTCCAATGTCGCATACAAGTAGTCCAGTATAATTTTCAGGCAAATTATATAAAGTTTTATCAATTTGATATTTCATAGCTGCCGTTATTATTCCCATCACATTTCTTACTATGGCGCATATTAAAATAATGACAGTTACTAAATTCAATTTTCCCATAGCATTGTCTATTTTGCATTCATTCCAAATCCGTAAAAAATAGATTTTATATCACTCTCGTCTAAATAATAGTATGCTTCTTCCATTATTTGAGCAACTACCCCAAACAATATTTCTCCCTTTAAAAAATTATAGCTTATTTCATAATAAGATTCGTTATGAATATCATCAGATAATGAGCATTTGATAACAATTTTTATTGCGTCTCTTCCTGAAAAGTTACTACATACAATATATTTAATTTCCGATTTCGACCCCAAAAAAGCGTCTCTCTTTCTTAACATCGTTCCATACTCTTGTTTGAGCTCTTCTATAAAGTCACACGCATCATGTTCTCCACTATCTACACCCAAATTTCTTGTAGATACAAAGACTGTTATCCCCACATCCGATGTCGCTTTGAAAACCGTATTTTCATTATTAGTCGGGATTTTAATCCAATCAACCCCTCTTATCAAATTCCAATGAAACCCCACATCGTGATTCACATAGGTAGAGGTCTCTTTGTCCCAAATCTCTTGTCCCAATATCATATTGAATGAGGAACAGAGTAAGACACTTAATAGAATTATATTTCTCATCATATATTAGTTAAGTATTTAATTATTTTTATTTCCCTTGTATCTATGGGCTCTTCTAAATCCCTTTTCTTCTGCTTCTTTTACTGTCCACGCATAAAATTCTCCTTCATTACTTATTTTTGTAGTATAATATTGTTGGTCAAATGGGAGATGATATATTTTATTGCCACTGTTTATATTACATTTTATCATTGGATATTTACCCATAGGGATTATTGAAACATATACGTTTAATCTTTCTGCAAATTTCATTGCTGTGTCAGAAAGTTTTGTAGTTGTATATAATACTGGAATAACTCTCGTAAATCGCTTATCTTTTTGTGTTATTTCATATTCCATAGCTGTACCAAATAATTGACATACAACATTCTCATGAATTTCTTTGTTTGCAGACCAGTTTTTGCATTGTATGATATAGATTTCTTCCTCTCCATTTTCGTTTGTATAATACCCTATAATGTCACGACCTAGATCATTTAATCCTTTCCTGCCAAAATGGTCTGTTATCACGCCTTCTTTCCTTAAAAGGTAATCTATATACATTTCGTATTGAACTCCAATAGTCCAATTTGATTTATTTTTCTTTTCCCATCTGTCTAATGCCAATTGATTCCGGCTGATTTCATCTAATTTGGAATACTCATCTTTATCTAAAAAGTCAATAACTCTATCTCGATATTCTTTAAATTCTTCATATTCATTGTAAAATTCTAAACTTTTTAACGCTTCATAATCATCTATATATTGTTTTAATTCTGGAAATGTGTTTAATAAAAACTGATATTTGTAAGACATTTCTTTATATTGAACCAAATACTCTCTACTCTTTGATTTCAATTCTTTTTTTATCTCATCGGCCGATTTATATGCTGGATGCGACTTGTTTTGTAAATAATTTGCTGCTTCGTCAAAAACAGATAATTGTACGTCAGAATATAGTTCTGCCACACAGTAAAATGGATATTTGCTTGATAATATATTATTTAATGTATCACATTTATTTTGATATTGTTTTATTACATGGTTCAAATGTTCTTCCTTTAACTCCCATTCAAAAGTTTTCTCTTTAATCTTCATATTTAGATTAGTAAGTTTTTTTTCCACTTTTGGGTAATTAATGCAAGCGCCAATAATGTAAATTAAAAGAATTATTCCTAATATAAATAGTATAAATTCTCCTAATCCATTGTTTTGAGTACTTAGGAAGCTCATTGTGTTTATCATTGTTCAAATAATAAAATATATATTTTGATGGCTCTCACTAAGTATTTTCTTAATTAATTCTTTCATGACTTTACTATTATATTAGTTTTTTCTTATATTAAGAAATTATTTAGTATATTGCGATTGTTAACCATCTAATCTTGTTTATCTAATGATCTCCTCAAAATACATATTAAATCATCTTTGGATTTTATTGTTGTTTCAAGAGACTTTATTGTAGCCTCATGTCCACTAACGATTCTTTCGAGGTATTGTATCCTTTGATTAAGCATGTCTATTTCGTTCAGGTTATTTTGGACGCCTGAACTAGTATTCTCTATTGTGACTGTTCCGTCAGGGTCAATAATTTTTTGAGTACCTTTTTCCGGCAATGATATAGAGATGTTATTATTAACATCTCCTTGACGTATATTACCTTTATTTCCGCCTGATATATTCAGGTTATCCCTCGTCGATATAGTCGAAGGTCTTAACATCTCGCCTTCGCCTGTTAATACCCATAATGGATTTAATTCGGAATATATTCTAAGTATTTTCTCGACTACGGAAGAAGATATACTTTTCGTTTTTCTCCAATATCCATTTGATAGACCTACTTCTATTTCAAACTTACTATTACTAATCCCTTTGTAATCAATATATTGCTGTATTCTGTCTTTTGCATTCATAGTGCAAATAATTAAAAGTTGTTAATAATTAGACTATATTCCGCAATTCATTTGTTATATTAGAGTATAGTCTATATCTTTGCCTCTGTAATCATTGAAACGAACATATTTCAAGATTGAAACAAAAAACATAATGTGCAAATATAAACGATTAAATGTAAAAAAGCAATGAGAAAAGTAAAATACATCAGTATCCCATCAAAGATTATTAAGGAGATAGCCGCCGAGGTAGGTTGTACAGACCGCACTGTCTACGGGGCGATAAACTTTCGCACGGACGGAGAGCAACCAGAACGAATAAGGGAGCTTGCTCTCAAAAAGGGCGGAATCGTCTCACACAAGATGGTAGGATAAACCAGCCGAGAGAAAAACGAAAAAGATAAAAGCATGAATCGGACTGACGCAAAAATGATAGCCGAGGAGTTGTATAAACTCGTAAGAAAGGAACTGAGAACGGTAGCGGAGAATCTTGTTATCGAGGATACAGACGAATTTCTCACTGTCGATGAAGCTGCCGACTTCATGAGATTATCGAAATCTACTCTATACAAGAAACGTAAAGTAATACCATGTGTAAAAATAAATGGATCATTGCGATACTCTAAAAATGCTCTTATCAAGTACATGAATAAAGTTTAACGAAAATAGGGGAGTAGCTCAACGGTAGAGCAACCGAATAAAAGAACCAGTATGTTGGGTATCGGTTCTTCGGAGCGAGCAAGGGTTCGATTCCCGCCTCCCCACAAAAAAGCTCATTGACATGTTGGCGTACGTGAAGAACACCGAGAGTCGCAATAGCGGGAACGCCGAGACTTGCGACGGGTCGGGGTGAAGTAACGAAGTCGTGACGTGTAAGTAATATCCGGCAATTCGGCAACCGGGCACGCTTCACCAAGTTCAATGAATAGAAACGAACAAAAAGAATGGAGAGAGAAAGGGATTGCCTTTCTAGGCAAGAATAGTTCAGACAGCTTTCCATTACCCTATATTTCCCCTGCCCGTTGGATTCGGGTTGAAAAAACAGTCATCTGTTGCAGGGGAACGAAATTAAATAAGCCTGTGAACATGAACACAACCTGTATTATCCCACGGTCAACAATCGAGAAACGATACGACAAGGCAAGGGAAGATTTCAACGACCAATACGACAACTCCCCTTACAAATTGAAATGTAAGGAATTTTATCTGGGAGGCGGGGTAGAAAACTACGAGGTCGCCAACAAGATACTATCGATGAACGAGAAAGAAATAGCCAAATCCTACCTCGAAGATTGCGACCCGAAAGACTGGCAGAGCATTCGTCGATACCGGGAAGACCTCATGTGCGATGCCACGGACATCTACAAAACCGCTATCGCTATGGTAAAAGCCGATATTCAGAAACTAAAAACCATACAGGACGAGGTAGAAAGTTTTCTTGACGACCATATAGGAGAAAACATGGACGGTCACTATCTCGACGGAGATATAAACCATGAAATAGAGTTGATCGACAAATACGTCAATGTCCGCATTCATTACGACGCATACAATCACAAGGAGTGGGACAACGGCAACTATTTAACGCCACGTTCCGACAGTGGCTACATCGATACGGAATACACGGTAACCGTATTCGACGAATGCGGAAATGAAGAATTTGAGTTTAACAGTAATTTCCAAATATAACAGTCATGATATTCTACAAGTTATTTACCCTGCTCGCCATACTGCTTATGCTTTCCTCGATATTCGGGGTAGTCGCTTCGCTCATCAATGCCAACCTTTGGCAACTGGTGATAAGCATATCCCTGTTCGCACTGTCGTCGATGGCTCTTGCAGGGCAACAACAAACCGATAAGAAACTATAACAAAATCACTATCACAATGGGAAAGTCCACAGAATATTATCGCACACACCCCGAAGCCCGGGAGAAGAAAGCCGAGACAGACAAAAAAATAAACGCCCGTCCCGAGCAAAAACGCAAACGGGCGCAGCTGGCGAAAGCCAATCGGGAGCACGACAAGCGATATGGGAAAGAAAGCCGAGCTGGGAAAGACCTTTGTCATACCAAGCACGGCCTTAGATATAAACCCGCATCCGTCAATAGAGGGAACAAATCCGATACTCCGGGCGATCGCAAAGCAAGAGGAAATAAATTATAATTCCATATAAATCAAGCATATTCACCGCCCGTCCGTGAGGATATGCGGTGTATAAAAAGAAACATAACCCTTTAAACAAAAAAAATATGTCAGAGTACGAAGTATTACAGGTTCAAGCACAGCCACAAGTCATGCAAATAGACGCTCTCGAAAGAGCAAATGTAGACACCCAAGTAGCCACGGCGAAAAAATATCCTCGGGATATGCGTCGTAGTCTTGATGACTCTATCGTTATGGCTACCCTCGATAAAGAAACGGCACAATCGTGTGGATATGCGCTACCAAGAGGTAACAAACCTATTACTGGGCCATCTGTTCACTTGGCGAAAATAATCGTTTCAAACTGGGGGAATATGCGCACCGAGGCAAAGGTGGTTCAGATTACAGACACGCAAGTGGTAAGCCGTGGCACAGCTTGGGACTTGGAGAAGAACGTGGCAAGTGCTTTTGAGGTTCGTCGCTCTATCATTGACAAAAACGGGAAACGGTATCCAAACGACATGATAACCGTAACCGGCAATGCCGCAAACGCAATAGCCTATCGAAACGCCGTATTTTCGGTTATTCCAAAAAGCATCACCGATAAAGTCTACCAAGCAGCTCAAAGTTTCATTACTGGCGACCTGTCCGACGAAGATAAGCTCAAAAAGACAAGGGCGAAGTGGATTGCGTTTTTCAAAAACGAGTATGGTATTACCGAGGAAGAGGTAATCAAGTTGTGCGGAAAGCAGACAATTAACCAGATTCGAGGAAATGAGATTGCGTTGCTGTCCGGCATTGACCAGTCGCTCAAAGACGGTGACACAACGGTAGAAGAACTTATGAAGCCATACCGAGGCACGAAAAGCAGCAAATTCAAAGATATAGCCGGAGAAGCAGCCGGTGTCAAAGAGGGAATCAATCAGGAAGGAACTAAACAGACACTGTTCGACGATGGAAGCACAAAGGACTCTTGAATGGTACAGGAAACGCCTCGGTTATTTCACGGGAAGCCGCATAGGCGACCTAATGAAAACGAAACGTAGCGGCGACGGGGTCGGAGAATGCGCCATGAACTATATTTACCAAGTAGCGGGAGAGCGCATGCTCAACCCGGCTATGATAAACGACGATGGTTTTTTCTCCGACTATATCACCCAGACCGACATATCGACCAAGCAAATGCGATGGGGAACGGAGAACGAGCCCGATGCCCGGCGCATATACGAACTTAAAACAGGTCGCCGTGTCGTCGAGGTAGGACTGTGCAAACACCCCACCATCGCCCATTTCGCAGCCAGCCCCGACGGATATTATTACGATGAGAATAATCGGGAAAAAGGGGTAATCGAGATAAAAAGCGTGGGAACGGCCACATACGCCAAATACTTCCACAAGATAAAGGATAACGATACCCTCCTGTTCACGGAGCCTAAGTACTATTACCAAATCATGTCCGAACTCATGTGCGTTGAAGCCAATTGGTGCGATTTCATCGTATATAACCCGTTCGAGAAACCCTCCATGTTTATCAGACGGATATATCCAGATGATAACATCTTCAAGAAGATAGCCGAAAGGATATGCGAAGCCGATGAATTAGTCAATGAAATAATCAATTCATGAAAGACTATGAAATACAGTCAATCGTCAGCCTGCTGGAAAGATCGGCAAAAGCGTTGGAAAAGTCCGACGACTACCGGCATAAAGAGCTGGCAAGATTGATGAGAAATAAAGTCAAACAATTAAATAAGAAATACAATGGACAAAAATGAGATCTTAAATAGCGACTATATTGTCCGCTGTCTTGTGGCAGGGAATTCCAACACTCCCGTCGATGTGCTCACAGAGCTGGCAAAGGATAGTGACTGTGATGTCCGCAGGAATGTGGCAGGGAATCCCAAGTTAAAAGAAGTTTTAACCGATAAAAATAAAAGCGATGAAGACTAGACATAATTTCAACAGATGCCTAAGAATGGACTTGGCATGCAGCAGAAACGACTATTTCAGAACTGTATTTTCATATATCCATTTTAAAGATGGTTGCGCTTATGCATGCGATACACATATCTTGGTAAAAAACAATCTATCCGAATGTTCCACATTCACCGATGAAGAAATAGAAAAGCTCGATGGTAAGTTTATAGGCTCAAAAGCCTACAAGTCTATCCTCTCTTACGATATGGTACAAGTTACGGACATGGGGTTTGAATGTATATTGTGTGACAATCAAAAAGTTATATACCCATTCTCCGAAGTCTATAAATACCCTGAAATGGAGAATGTAATTTCAGAACATCTAAAAGAGAGCACAGAAGGAATCACAAAGTTACGGATAGATCCTTCGTTCTTATCCAAGATCGAAAAAGCTCTATTCAATTTTGAGTACGCATATATGCAGATTTCGGAAGGCAATAAATCTTTGCTCGTTAAAAGCAAAGACAGCGATAGTATCGGAATCATTATGCTAAAATCAATATAGATTAAATACGAATCATTATGTTTTACGAAATCAAACTGAAAGTAGAAAAAGAGAACAGCAAAGGAGAGATGAAAGAAGTCATCGAACACTTCATCACCGATGTAGAACTGTTCGCCGAGGCCGAAGCCAAAGGACTGGAACAATACAACGGAAATTGAGATGTATTCTCTATCACCCGCTCGAATGTCGTCGAGATAGTCAACGAGAAGGAAGAAGGCAAGCCCTTCTACAAAGCCACGTTGATAGACATATTCATCGATGACAACGGCAATGAAAAGGAAACGAAGTACTACAACCTCGTTTGCGCCAAAGATATCACCGAAGCCAACCGCCTCATGCAAGAACACAAGAGACAAGGCCTTAACGATATGCGGTTGGACGGAATTGTGAAAACCAAAATCATAGACCTGATATAGGAGCATAATGTGAGACATTCCCCGCAAGCCGATCCGGGTACGTGGTCGAGCACCATACGGAGAAAGGAACTGCGGGGAGAAATTAGCCATAAGTGTTTTAGGTGGTATCGGCAGTGGTTCAAACGGGAGAGCGGTATAAGTCGAGTATAAGGAGCGAATATACAGTTGCGGGTTCGAGTCCCGCCTGCCGAACAAAAAGAGAAAGATATGCAATTAAAAGTCTTTACAGCATTCAGCGGATATGACAGCCAGTGCATGGCACTCGACCGGCTCGGAATCGGTTACGATCTGGTCGGCTGGTCGGAAATCGACAAGTACGCCATACAAGCCCATAACGCCGTATATCCTCAATACCGAGACAGGAACTTCGGGGATATATGCCATATAGACTGGGCAAAAGTCCCCGACTTCGACCTGTTCACATATTCTTTCCCCTGCACGGACATTTCAACGGCCGGAAAGCAGGCGGGATTGGAGAAAGGCAGCGGGACACGCAGCAGCCTGTTATGGGAATGCGAGAAAGCGATAGAGACCAAGATGCCGAAATACCTGCTCATGGAAAATGTAAAGTCCCTTACCGGAAGGAAATACAAGTGTTTTTTATCGGCATGGGAACAATACCTTTCCCAATTAGGGTACACGAACCATACGAAGGTTCTGAATGCGAAAGACTACGGCATTCCCCATAACAGGGAAAGAGTATTCATGATTTCGATACGAGACTCGGAATCGTATTATTTTCCGGAACCCTTACCCATTGAAAAGAGATTGAGGGACATTCTCGAATGCGACGTGGACGAAAAGTATTTTTTGAGCGAGAAGATGATAAAAGGTTTCATAAGACACAACATCGCTCACGTAAAAAAAGGAACGGGCTTTTTATGGTTACCTAAAACAGGTGATGGCACAGCCAATTGTCTGAGAGCTAATGGAGCATTAAGTCCGACCGACAATTCGATAATCGTGGGGGAATATTCGGAACCCGAGATAATACAACGCAGCAGAGGATTTAACAAAGGAGGGACATACACGATATGCCCTGCGATAACAAGCAACTCATGGCAGGAAAATAACTTTCTGTGTCTGGAAAAGATAAGAAGGCTGACACCGAGAGAATGTTTCCGGTTAATGGGTGTCAGCGAATCGGATATAAACAAGATTCAAAATGCGGGAATAAGCGACAGCAGGCAATATGTGATGGCAGGTAACAGTATCGTCGTAGATGTCCTTTTCCACATATTCCGAAAACTGTTCACGGACAAATCATGCGAATCTATACAAAAGAAACTTTTCTGATAAAAAGACAAAATATAATGGAAGAACAGGCCACATACAACAGAAAACTCAAATACGATGTATTGATAGGGATAGACCCCGACGTGGAGCGTAGCGGCTACTCCGTATTGGACACAAGGAAAATGAAAATGGAGATGAGTGTTTGCCCATTCCCCTTGTTGGTAGAGGGCATAAAAAAACTTCATGAGCACTGCAATAAAAACGATGAACGAGTGGCGGTATATGTCGAGGCAGGTTGGAAAAACAAATCCAACTGGCATTTGTCACCGAAAGACACACGGGCGAGCGCAGCCAAGAAAGGCGAGCATGTAGGTCGTAACCAAGAGACCGGTCGCAAGATAGTCGAAATGCTGAGGCATTACGGAATACAAGTCATGGAGCAATCCCCATTGCGCAAGTGCTGGCAAGGGAAAGACGGCAAGATCACCCATGAAGAATTGAAGCGGTTGTGCCAGATGAGCGGGATAGAGTTTAACAGCCCCCGCAGCAACCAAGAAGAAAGGGACTCTGCCCTGCTCGCCATCACCTGCTCCGGATTGCCCATTAAATACAAAGTCGTTGAATCTAAAATAAACAAATGATATGACAGCAGAAGAATTTATAAAATCGGTAAGCGTAGAAGATTGCGCAGGCGGGCATATATACCGTAGAGTTTCAGAAGATGATGCCTTAAAAGCTATTGAGATGACAAGACTCGAAAAAGCTCAGACATTTGTCGGTATGCAGGGCTGGATATGCCCTAAATGCGGTAGAGTTTATTCGCCAATGACATCTATGTGCACATATTGCCACAACGAAAACATCATAAATTCACCTTCTTGTGGTATGTAAATTTTAGTATTATGAGCGAACAAGTATTATCAATAGAGCAGATGAAGCACTTGCAAGAACTTGGATTAAATACAAACTATGCAAGTGCATGTTGGGTTAAAGTTACCAAAATTGACGGGAAAGAGGTGGAAAATTGTTGGAGTTTAGCTTTTGGTATTGTCCCAAACAAATTTGACAATATGGAGGCAGAAACCGCACCCACATTCACTTTGCAGGATATTTTGGATTTGTTGCCCAGACAAATGATTGATGAGTATGCAAGCCCTTTAATGATAAAATGCACATTCGATTTACTTGTACAGGTTTGTTATAAAGACATTTATGTCACTGCCGAACATGAAGATATTATCGATGCCGCCTACGAGATGTTATGCTGGTGCATAGAAAACGAAAATCTACACGGATTTCGTATTTGCAATTTATCCAATCAAAAATCAATAAATAAAAATACGCTATGAAAACGAACCAACTGATGAAAAGGCGAATGGGTAACATAGATGTGACCCAACGTACCAAAGACGGATTTTTCTGTGCATCCGAATTGTTGAAACAGTGGAACGAAGGCAACAACCACAAGAAAAATGTTAACCACTATCTCGAAAACAGTAAGACAAAAGAGTTTATAAAAGCTCTTATAAATGACGACGATCAAATTCGGAATTCCGAAAAACCTATAAATCAAATACTTATAATAAATAAATCGAGAACCAACAAAGACGGGAGCAAAGAGGCAGGGGCTGTTTGGATGTCGCCCTTACTGTTCATCGATTTTGCAATGTGGATTAACCCGTCGTTTAAAGTTAAGGTGTTGAAATTCGTCTATGACGAAATGATAAAGTACCGCAACGAAGCCGGCGATGCCTACAACAAACTAGGCTCGGCTGTTTCAAAGATCGTTCGGAAAGACTTCATGCCCCAAGCCATGCAGAAAGTAGGCGAAGCGTTGAACTGGATTGTGTTCAACGAGCATGAAAGGAATATCCGCAACCAATACGGCGAAGAAAAGAAACAGCGGGAATTGTACGAGCTGGAAAGAAAAGTCGCCGACCTTATCAACGAGGGCTTTATCAAGAGCTACGACCAAATGATAACCTATCTGAAAAACGTTTACCGGCACAAGTACCTGCCGGCTGTATTCTCATAACCCAGAATTGTTAAAACAAGAATAGCCATGATTATAGCCAAGCAAGTTATATCCTCCATTATCGAGGAAAAGAAAAAGAATAACAAGGAGCCCTCCATAGCGAGCTTTACCGAAATACAGTCGGTGGTTATCCGGTCACTCAAATCCGAGATAAACGAGCTATGCAAAACCGGTGAGATTGACAAGCACAAGACCCTGAACGGGGGGGCATTCACTATCAATATTGAGAATAAATGAAAGACAGCTTTTTGATTTATAAATCATTTTATAAACCCATATCGAAATTATCGGACAAACAACTGGGCAGGCTGTTTCGAGCAATATTCAAATATCAACTTGGCGAGGAGGTTACGGTAGAGGAGGACATTGAAATGGCATTTGAGTTTTTCAAGAATCAATTCGAGATAGATGAACTCAAATATCAGGGCATTGTCGAGAGAAACCGGAACAACGGGCGTAAAGGAGGTAATGACAAAAACTCTGAAACGGTTAAATCAAAGTCCAGTGGGAGCCAAACGAGCCACTCGACCCCAAATAACCCAGTGGGAGCCAAACGAGCCAGTGGGGGCTTAAATGATAATGATAATGATAATGAAAATGATAATGATTTAAAAGAAACTTCTCTATCGAGAAGCAAAGAAAAAGAAGATGATTTTGGCAAAGACGTTGACAAGCCACTGACAGAACTGCGTGAAGAACTACTCTCAAATCAAACGTGGATAGAAACGCTATCGATGAACAACCACATCGACGAGAACGAATCGATGTTATATATCGAGGCATATATCCGTAAACTTCAAAACGAGGGTATTGCAAGAAAAAGCGTCAGCGATGCACAACAACACTTTGCCCGCTGGTTAATAATCGAACTAAAACGAGCACGAGATGAGCAATCCGGAATCCATCAAAAACCTAATTCCAAGACCAAACAGGAGCGATATGCAGAGTTTGCAGAAGCCATCGCCACCAAGCTGGCAACGGGAGATACTGGCAACCTACAAGACGGGGGAGAATATGCTCTGCCTTTTTAGCCCCGACAATCAAGGCCGCTATTGCCAGAGCCTCGAACGCTGCTTTATCGGCAAGGCTCCGAGCATAGCCCGTGTGTCGAGGACGTTCGGCAGTCACATCGCCGAGTCGTGGCTGGAAATACAGCTTCTCGACCTCGCCGAATTTTCGGGAGTCCGCAAGGACGGAATGACGGAAAAGGAATACGAGGAGATAGCCCGTATCATCATCTCCGGCTATGGCGATTTCAAGCTCACCGAGTTCATGGTATTCTTCCAGCGGTTCAAGCAAGGGCTTTACGGGACGTTCTACGGAGTTTTCGACCCTATGGTGATAACAAGGTCTCTTCGAGAATTCAGAGCCGACAGAGAGAAACTATTGCGGTTCTATGAGGACAAGAAAAGGCATGAGGGAAAGGAACGGGAATGGGAACGAATCAGAACCACCAGCCTCACGTTCGAGGAATGGGAAGAGCTCAAATGGCTGTTTAACATGGGATATGAAATGAATGATTTGAAGTAAAATTAAGAAAGGAGAAATGACATGGAAATAACATTGATAGCGGGATTAGCCATTCTTTTTATGACGCTTGTAATATTTATTTATCTTGACATAAGGAATAACCAAGTATATGTTTTCTCGATGCATATTATCAACTGTTCTCATGAAGAAGTTCAGCGAGTTATCTATGAAGACATAGACAGAGCTAAGCAACTATATAGCCGATTAGACGAGATATACAATAGGAATAGCTACGACGAAATGCTTTACAGCATAAGGCCTCTCAAAGTCAAATATTGGTTCACCGAGGAGGAAATAAAAACTTTTAATCTCAGTGACTTATGAGGATAGGGTTGTTAGATGTAGATCATACAGTAATTAGGCTACGGGTAAGACTATTTCAACAATAAGTTATGAAAAAAGAATCACCAACAGAACCCCTAGAAGACATCGTATCGGAGATACTGTCTCATAAGCCGACAATCGGGTTACACGACCTGTTAATCATTTTCGACAGCCATAAGAAAGTATGGCAATGTTATTTCGAAAATGTTTCCGGCGTAGGCATGGATAGAGATTTGAGAAAGGCATTATTAGAGTTAATGGAAATAAGAGTAAAAAGTATACGGATATGAGAGAAACCGGACTTATGAAAGGAGGAGAACAATGAAAGCAAAAATTAAATCGACTGGCGAAGTCATAGAGGTATCACGGATAGAAAATATTATCACCAAAAGAGGAGTGGAGCGTCAATATGTTGATAACAAGCGTAGTTGGTGTACATACGTGCAATCAGAGCTTGAATTTATTAAAGAAGAAAAACACAAGAACATTGATTGGGAGCAACGCAGGTATGAGATAGCCAAAGATATGATGACTTCTGCTGAACAACATAACAATGACACAACAGGATTCAAAAATACAATGGCACAAGCGCAATATGCAATAGAATGTGCCGATGCCCTCATTGCTGAATTGAAGAAAGGAGGAGAGCAATGAGAAAAACGATATTAGATGCCTGTTGTGGGGGAAAGATGTTCTACTTCGACAAACATGACGAAAGAGTTCTTTTTCAAGACATTCGAAAGGTATCTACTCATTTATGCGATGGTAGATTATTTGAAGTAAATCCCGACATACAAGCCGACTTTACAAATATGCCCTATGAGGATAAATCTTTTTCGATGGTAGTTTTCGATCCGCCTCACTTATTAAGGAATGCTGGAAAGTCAAAGATGGCAGATATGTACGGAAGTTTGAACGAAAAAGCATCGCCAACAGGCTACCAACAAATTAAATATGGAGCTCTGTATTCAGATTGGCGTGATATGCTGGCAAAGGGATTTAAAGAATGTTTTAGAGTCCTGAAACCCGGAGGATTTTTGATTTTCAAATGGAACGAGACCGACATCAAAGTGTCGGAAGTTCTCAAACTCACACCTGAAAAACCAATATTCGGGCATATATCCGGCAAACGATCTAATACACACTGGATTTGTTTCATGAAAGAAATTATAAAGGAGGAATAGAGGTTGAAAGACTTAAAAAGAAAAGAATATGACAGTACAAGAATTGATTGACGAACTTGAAAAAGTGGAAGATAAGTCAAAACTTATTAAAGTAGCTTCGCTTTATGAGACTAATGATATAAATCGTACAGTTAATAGCGATTATGTATTTATAATTTGGATTTAATTAATGGCGATTGAAATATGAAGAAAATAATGTTCAATGATAAAAACGGACTCACACAAGCCGTACTTGAAGGTATAAAAACTCAGACAAGGCGGATAATGAATCCACAACCGGAGGACTGTTCTACGGTACATCGTTGGTATAAATCAGCATATTGGAAGGACAAACCCATGAGTTTGGTTGTCAACGAAGATGGTAGTGTTTATTGTGAGTTCTGTGGTTATGGAGCAAAGCTGGAAGGTGGTAGCATATTCCGACTCCCGTATAAAGTAGGTGAAATCGTAGCCGTCGCTCAAAGCTACAATTCCTTTTACAATGATGAGTGCAATCCCAATTTATTCCCAAACGGTGCAGGCTGGACAAATAAAATGTATGTGAAGCCAGAGCTAATGCCACACCAAATCCGCATAACTAATGTACGTGCTGAACGGTTACAAGATATTTCAGATGAAGATTGTTTGAAAGAGGGAATAATAAAAGGCAAAGTCGGCAGTGAAGATACCCATTTTATGGACGCATATTATATTCCGACATTAAAAAAAGATCCTTTTTGCACGCCACAAGGGGCTTATTCATACTTAATCGACAAGATAAGCGGTAAAGGCACATGGGAGAACAACCCCTATGTATTTGTGTATGATTTCGAACTGGTAAAGTGAAATTATGGAAGTAGATAAAATAGAGGCATTTGATTATATGCTCCATCTTTTTGAGGAGTGGCGGGATAATCATGAAACGATTAAGGGCAAACCGTTTCCTAAACTTACAGCCATGAAGCTGCTGTTTTTGGCTGCTGCTCCTAAGAAAGATGGAGGCGATGACCTTTTGGATATATTCGATAATTTCTATGCTATGCCATATGGCCCGGTAGAGAGTGATGTATATAATGCAATGTGCGAAGATAAACTTCCTTCGTTTTCGGTTAAATATCGTAGTATTGAACCAAGAGAAGGTGCGGAACCGTATAACGCAAAAAGATATAATTGCAAGCTTTATCACAGAGTAAGAAATGCTGTAAATGACCTGAGAGAGAAAAACGAAAAATTGGTATTACTAAATGCTTTTGAACTAGTAGAGATTACTCATAGATGGTCTAGTTGGGATCGGGCGATGGATTTCGCTGAATTTATGGGGCAAATGAGTGCCAAGATGTCTATTGATTCTATTAGGGATTCAAGCAAGATATTCGATTTAAAATGAAATATGATTACGGACGAACAAGGTCTTTTCCTCTTTTTACGTGATGTAAATATAGTTCGCAGGGCATACATCAAAGATTTAATACCAAACATAATGAGATAATCAATATTATAACTAAAAAGGAGAATAAAAATGACACTGAATGAATATCAGAAAAAGGCACTTGAAACAGCTCAATACCGGAGAGAATATAACATAATTTACCCGACACTCGGACTGACTGGAGAAGCCGGCGAAGTATCGGATAAAGTAAAAAAGGTACTACGAGACCACAACGGAGATTTCTCAGAAAGCATAAAATGCGAATTGGCAAAGGAACTCGGCGATGTGCTTTGGTATATCGCTACCCTCTCACATGACTTAGGATATACGCTTGAAAAAATCGGAGAAATGAACTATACCAAATTAGCTTCCCGGAAACAAAGGGGTGTGATTGGCGGAAATGGAGATAACAGATAATATTATAAAGCAATCATTGAAAATGAATAAAAAGAAAATCTACATCTCCCTACCCATCACCGGCAGGGACTTCGATGAAGTGGAAAGTGAAATACTATACGTTTCGGGAGTCCTCGAAGGGGAAGGTTACCGTGTCGTCACACCGATAGACTTCGATGTAAACCCCGATTTGGACAAACCCTATCATGAACTTCTGGGAAACGATATAAAGGCACTAATGGAATGCGATGCGATATGCCTTTGCCCCGGTTGGGAAAAATCCAAGGGCTGCCAGTTAGAACATTTCGTGGCCCAACTATGGGATAAGGAGATAATAGAATTTGAACGATTAAAATACAGTAAGATATGGAAAGACAAGTAGGAGAAATATTTGAGTACAACGGTGAGTGGTATCAATGCATGGAAGGAACAGGATGTTATAGATGTGCTTTCTATGATAAGAATATTTGCATTGCTGATAATCCGCATTGTACATGTAGAAGTGATAAGAAGAATGTCATTTTCAAGAAACTTGAAAAGGTCGGAGAGCCTTATGAATACTTTATTCAAGGTATGGGTATCATAATAGTCCAAGAATACATCCTTGCAAATGCAAGTTATATCTACGATGACAATAGACATGTAGTTATGATGGATTGTCAAAATGGAAGAATAGCAATAGAAATCAAACAAAACAAAGAAGATATGAAAGAAAAGAAATTAAACTTAAAAGAATTTAACCTTGAAGCAGCAAAAGCTGGTAAGCCAGTCTGCACAAGAGACGGGAGAAAGGCGAGGATTATTTCCTTTGATAGACATGGTGAAGATTGCCCCATTATTGCTCTTGTAGTTGATTCGAAAAATGCAGAATGTGAGGAGGTTATTGATTATACCTTAGACGGAATTTGTAATGAGAATATAATCAATCACAATAAATACGACCTCATGATGTTCACCCGGAAGAAAGAGGGGTGGTTGAATATCTATAAAGATTTCGAGGATACAGTTTGTTGTGTTTATCCAACAGAAAAAGAAGCTCTTGAAGATGGAGAAACAGAAAAAGATTACATCACAACTATTAAAATCGAGTGGGAGGAGTAAATATGAAGAAATTTTTATTGATTTTATTAGTATCGCTTATACTAACAAGCTGCTATACAAATGGAGATACATTAATTGCTGTAAAAGAAGCACACCCCGATAGTGAGATATACCAGATAAAGATAAATGAGTTCATACTTGTTGATTCCATAGGAATATGGTATGTGAATGCAAATATGGGTGTAAAAGAACCATATACAGAAAAACAATTAGTTAAACTTTGGAATAATCATGGACATTGAAATATTGAAAGAGGAGTACAGCCGGAAGATGGAGAAGGCTCTGAGAAGGGGTGACTTCGCTCTGTTTGACAACTTACGAAGGCAATACGACCGGCTACTACAAACCCGTGAGCAAGTCACGGCAAAAACAATCACCGACACCATGAGCAAAGAGGACAAAGATAAATGTAATCGCCTCCTGAGAAAAATCCCAGTGTTGGCGGACATTGCAGAATCCTCCGCTGTCGATTTACTTTCGCTACTGAAAAAATATGACGGCACTGTTACCCTCCCTATGCTGGAAGAACTGCGGGCGTTCAACCACATCGCCCGTGACCTGCGATCCATCATAGACCGTGTAGGCGACGAATCTTTTGCCATTTCCTTTGGAGATACATGCGACAGGGTGAACGAGTGTATAGATGATATTTTCACTAATAATTAGAATCACTAACATGGGAAAAGTTTATATTGAAGATGACAAGTTAATTGTCAAAACTGACAATGGGATTATAAAAAGCGATGGTACATTTTATGCCGAACTTGAATCTTCTAAAATTTACACTATTGATGCTTATTCTATCTCATTCCTACTTACTGCCATAAATAAAGTGGGTGCTATTTATGTGAATGATTTGATATATCCAGAAAACCATGTTTATAGGATATTTACAAATGAGGCATTGAAAAGTGAGATTGACAAGTTAAAAGACCAATTGAATAAATACAAGTGTTTGTTACAAGAAAACGAAAATCTTAAAAGAGAAATTAGCAGATTAGAGATAATAGAGCATGATAATAGAGCATCTATTAAAAAGCTGGAATTATTGACCGATAAGATAAAAGAATATAATTCCAATCCAAAAATATTTTGGGAAAGAATTAAAATGTAATGAACAGATATTCATGAAAAAAGAAGAAATTAAATATAAAATAGCCTATTACGAAGCCGAGCGAGATAGGAACTTAAAAATACACTGTCCACGGGTGGCTGCAAAATTTCAGAGAATGATAGACAAACTAAAAAAAGAGATTTCATCAAAAAAACAATAAGGTAAACAAATGGCAACCACGTACGCCGACATATCAATAAACATCATTAGTTTTACAAAAAATATTTTGTATGAAAACCATTCCTTTTTCGGGTATAGTATTAGACACTTCAAATCCACAAGACGGGCAGTTAACCGCTATGGTAAATCTCCGTCACACTTCCACTGGATCTATATCTCCGACTGGTGTGAATAAGAAAATATATACTATTTCCAATCATAGAGAACTCATTTATATTCACAAAGGCAATGGTTATGAAAATTGGATTACTTTCGATGGAAGCACTATCTACTACGAAGCATATCGTTATGGCAATGATAAAGTCGTGAGACCTATGTATTACAACGACGGGGCAAGTTCAGAAGCAAAAATCGGAGTTCCTATTTATCAAATTGATGGTTTAAATGATATAACCTCCGTGGGAAACACCCTTGTTGTATCAACAGACGGTGGTATTTTTTATTTCTTGTGTTATCTGTATGGATCATCTGGCACATACGTTTACAAAAATATTTCTATAAATGAAGATGATATAACCGTAAAAATCAACCAGACAGACACTGGAAATTATGGATATGTAAATATAAGCTTTCCATATGAGGTCGTTGAAGTTGGCGCAAAGTATATACTTTCCAAAGGAGAGACCCCAGATGGTGCTATTTATGAAAAAATAGATGATTTGCGATCAAAAGGTGAGATTCACAATGTGGCTCTTATCCGTTGGGCTATCAGAATGCACGACGGCACATATACGTTACATTCAGCTCCCGTTCTGCTTATGAGACGATCGCCGATATTTATTTCCGGGACGATGAACAACGATTATAAAAACAGGTCGGTTAGGGCTATGGTGGGATATTATAGGATAAAAGTGGATATTACTATCTCTAAATCGTTAAAAGAATCCGATATATATAAGGGGATAGACGTATTTATGGCTGAGATTCCATATTATGATGATACCGATACTTATAAGAATAATTTCCCTGTTTTAGGTAATGGAAATCCTTATTCGTTTGGTGGTGACCCATTTTACACAAATGACGAAAAACTACGAGAGCGAATATTAGAGACTGCCAATTTCTACCGCATTGCACAATACGATTTTGATAGTGATAAATTCAATAATAATACTCTTTCAGATATACCCGATTTATCCGACATATTAAAGAACCTCGTGTATCAGCCCACATTAACAGATGATACCTATTCTCATAATAGGCTCATTGCCGAAAAAATATTTAATTATAATAGTAAGTTGCACATCTCAGGTACGTCCCAAAAATTATATGATGGCTATCCTGTCGAAATGTTCATATCCTATGCCGGTTCAACCGTAGACGTCATAAAATACATTTCAAAAACCTATATAAAAACCGAATCAGGAACTTCTATCGTGGTGCGTGACCAAGACATACCGAACGGGGATAATCTTTTACTCCTTTCCCCATATATCTCATACCCCGATTCACGGGCTTATAATATGGAGATAACCATTATATATCGGGGAAGAGAAGAATCGGGTGCGTTAACAAACTATCGTTTCTCAGCCTCTTTCGATCTCACTCCGCATGACTTCCTCAATTTGGCATATTATCTACCCACGGGAGAGATAAATCCGATAACAATTTCAGGTACAGTAATAACAGAAATACCAGAGGCTCCCCAATCTTCGAATAACATTGAGACAACCCCCAACAAACTTAAAGTTTCTGCCACGGACAATCCATTTATATTTCCCGTCGAGCAAACCTACACCATAGGAAATGGTAAAATTATCGGCATGGCCGCCGCAACACCCGCTCTATCACAAGGGCAATACGGGCAATTTCCTCTATATGTATTCACCGACGAGGGCATATACATGATGCAAGTCGGTACAGGAGAAGTCATTTATTCCAATGTGTTTCCAGTATCAAGGGATATTTGCAGCAATGCTCGTTCCATTATATCTCTTGATAATGCTGTGGCTTTTACCTCCGATAGAAAATTATTTGTTCTTTCCGGCTATTCTGCTAAATCAATTTCCGACTCTCTCGAAGCTGATTATATTCCCAACCCAGCACACGTATATATGGAAGGGATAGAAAATGTATTGACCGAGCCTTTGTTGGCATACAATTATCCTTTTGGTGAGCTTATCATAAAAAATACAGAAGCAAATACTGCCTTTATTTACGATCTTCAACGAAAAATATGGAGACAAAGAAAAATGAAAGCCTACTATTTTATACCGTCGTATCCGGTTTGTTATGCCGTATCCGATGAAGATGAAGTATATGATTTATCCCAAGAGTCCAACCAGTTACAAAATGTTACCATTTGTACAGCTCCCATAACACTAGGAACACCGGGATTCAAAAAAATAGAACGCTCCATTTTGCGTATGTTGGCCGGAGGACATTTTTCTATTTCCATATATGTTTCCAACGATAACAAAACATTTTATAAGATCATATCGATGAACATAAACAGCGATACGCTGTTATCTGATATTCTACTCCCTAGAATACCGTCATCTTGGAGAAACTTCTATCTATTTATAGAAGGCGATATGCTTTCCGATTCAACCATTACAAGATTAGATATACAGGAAAAAAATACATTTAATACCAAGTTAAGATGAAAAGATATGTATTTCACTATACGGCAGAAAAAATATTATCCGAAGTAAAGAATATTACAACTATGCTTGGAGCCTCTCGGCGAAATGAAGATGGAAGTACTCAACTAGTGTCATTAACCCTTACCGAAGACGATGATTTATTATTTCAGCGATTTTTAAAAGATGCACATGCCTATATGCAAAATAAACTGGTTGCCTATATCATAGAACCAGAAGATGACGAAAGGGAAATGAGTCAAATTGATATATGTGATTTAGACCCAGATAATAGACTTTCAGACGACGATTTAAGGTTGTACCGTCTTTGTTATCCATGCCAGATGAATGAAGATATACCAGATACCTCTATCTGTGTAGCCGATAATTATATATTGCAGTTCCTGATAAATTACATAATATATCGCTGGCTCTTGATTAAAATTCCACAAGAAGCAATGGTATATAAAACTCTTTCCGATGATAATGCAGATAATGTAGTATCTTCATTAAGCCGGAGAAAATCAGGGAAAATACGCAGAAGAATACACCCGTGGTAATATTTTAATATAATAAGGGTGTATTATTTACGTTTGATACACCCTTAGATTTAATATAGATTATTTCATAGATTTTATGTATAACCAAATTTTTCCAGCAGGGGCATCTTCGTCCATAAAATAAAAAGCATGTGCAGATTTGATAATAGCTTGGTCATCTAATACTTTGCAAAGGTCTGCATACATCGAATTGAATGCTACGTATTTGTCCCATTTTGTGGTTCCTACCGGGAATGCCATATTTTTGGTGAGTTCTTCTATTTGATCGATAGTCCAATGTGCTCCTTCCCGTTTTCGTTCCTCTTTATCTGTGTATGAAATGCAACTTACATCGTACTTAGCAAAATCCTCTGTATAGTGATTCTTATATAAGATACCATGTTGCTCTCTCATAAATTTCCAATATATATTAGGATGCTCCTTTTCTATAATACAAAGTAAATTATCAATGGACTCTATTCCTTCATTCATAATTTTATCGCTGGATATTCCATTTGTCCTTGCTTTTTGAATCATTTCGTTGTACTTCATTTTATACCTCCTTTTTATAATGTTTTCATTCCGTTATAAATAATTTTTTAAGCTCAACTAAGTCACCCGATGTAATACGAATATACCCCATATTTCCAAATACCAAATTAGTCAGGAGATTATTTGGTATTTCTATTTTCATAGCCCCGGAGCCAAGATTACCTTTAAGAATACCCAGATTAAATTCTCTTTCTTCCATAGAATTGAACATTTCAATGAAATCATCGAATAGCATATTAACATCTATGTTCCCATTTTCGTCGCAAATAAATAAAGATAATCCATCGATAAGTTCGTTAATCTTTTTGTCTTCTTTCAACAAATAATTTTTTGCTCCACGTTTGAGGTATGTGGATACAGTTTTTAATTGGGGATTATTTCGTGTAAAATCATCGATCCTATCATCTATCCATGTATGAGCAGCCTTATTAAACTTTGTTTTTACAGCTTCCAGTTTTTCTTTCAGTTCCATTATTTCTTAGATTTAGACGATGTTTTTCTTTGTTTCATATCCATAAATTCATTCCAGCTCATGTCGCTGTACTGAGTAATATATTCGTTCATCAAGGCGTCCTTTTTATCCGCTTCGTCCTTAACAGTTTTCTTCAATCGTTTGGTGAGGGTAAGGTGTTTGTCCAACGCATCTTTCCCGTCCTTTGTCCCTTCGACTATCGGTCTCATAATCCGCATATACTCCCGGTTGAGAATACTCTGAATTTCCATGCTGCTTTGCTGAAATTCTTCATTCTCTTGCATAAACCTAAACTCCTTTTCGGTCAAGGAGTCCATAATCCTGTCTATTTCGTCCCACACGGGAGAAGAAGTCGTTTGCGCAGATTGCCGATAGTTTCTTTTCATTTCAGCAATTTTTTGTTGCATGGCTTCCTGTTCTCTCTCCAATTCGGGGATAGAAAAGTTCCTGTCGTTTAATAAAGGGTCTGTAAAATTCATAATTATTCGTGTTAGTGGTTAGTAATCGGTAATGAAAGTGGTATCGCCCCCGAAGGGGCTCTACCACTAACGCTTTTTCTTGCGTTTCTTTTCGGCCTTTATGCCGTCGGAGTTTCCGACGCTGCTCTTTGGCAGTTGCAACCGAAAGGGTTTGCACCCTCCAAAACAGTTACGGTAGGAGTAGAAGGAAGACCTACAACGCCATAGATAGCTCGGCAAGTCTTGCGATCCGTGTAATTGATGGAGGCTGTGAAGGCACGATCGATTTCGCACTGAATCAATCTGTCTTGATACGGGCGGGTGGCTTCCAAAACAGCTACCTTCTTGTCCAGTTCATTGAATTTGTTGGCGTATCGCTCGTTCAATACATCGTATAAATCTCGGCTTGTCTTGTAAAGCCCGAAATCTGCATCGATTTGCGACTTATACAACTGGAATTTTTCAGCCACATCGGTTTCACGATGTGCATACATTTGGTCTTGCGTGTTGACTTTTAATCCCCAAATGGTATTGGTGAGAGCAATTGCATCCTCGCATTCTTTTTCCCATGCTTGAAATGCGGTGGGAGCGACAGCACTTGAACCTCCCCAGCCACCAGTCGTCGTGTTGATGTTTACGTTCTCAGGCATGGAACCGCCACCGAAAATCCCGTTACGTCTTCCCCAAAGCGCACCTGCGCCAAGAGCTGTACCAACGATTCCCAATGCTAAACCGGCATTACCTACACCCTTAGAGGCATACTCTTTCTTTCCTTCTTCGTAGACTTTCTTTTCTACGATTTCTCTGTTAATTCCTTCCATATGTTTTTATTTTTTTAGTTATACCGAAAGAACATCTTCCGGTGTGTCAAACATACGGTCATAACAGTTGCTATCTATGAATTTCAGTTGCTATGCGTTTGCTAATTAGTTGATTGTTCTTTAATAGAATGTAACTTTGTGAAATCCTGTGTGATAACGTGTTTTTCAACTTATTCACTCCTTGTCGTGTCATAGACAAGTAAGACGCTATATTTTCTTCCGTAAATCCGAGCGATACCAACGCACAGATGAGCAGGCAACGTGCGTCTACCGCATTTTTGTTCGCACCGTTAATCAATTCGCCGTAACACAGCTCACATTCCTCGCAAACGATTTGCAAGACGTGTTCAAAGATTTCATTGGTTTTCATATCTCTTGCCTTTTTAAATATTTGTTAAATTATAGATTGTTGACACAATAAAAAACATCACGTTCCTGTTTAAAGGCTGTGAAAGCCTCGTAACATTCCCCGTGATGTTGTCTCTTGTTAGTTTTGGAAGAGCAGCAAGAGATTGAGGCTTTCCTCTTTATACTCCGAAGCCCCGGAAGGAGTAGTAAATCAAATTATATCAAGAAACCCAGTCCTTTCAATTTTGTTATCCATTTCATGATGTAAGGGACAAGCAGCAAGACAATGCCACCGAGAGCCCACCAGCACCATCGGGGAGTCTTGTACTTTACTACCTCGACGGGGTAGGGTACTTGTATGCTGTCCGTCTTGGATATATACAGCGTATCGATTCTGTCCTTGAACCTGTATATGTACTTGTATTGGAACTCACGTATCGTGTCTCCCGATTTCTCGATGAAAACACTGTCCCGCATGTATATGGAATCGAGCTGCACACGATTCAGATACACCGTGTCGCTCTTTGTCGTTTCCACCGGAACATACACATGTCTGGTACAACTCGTCGCAGCCAAGATAGCCAAAAACAACAATAGGAATACGATATGTCTCATAAGCTCAGTATTTGTTTCCGGTTCTTCGATGACGACACATAAGATACATGTACCCAACTGTAATTGCTCTCGTCAATCAACTGGTCGAATGGAAGGTTATCCCGAATCAACTCGAACAGTTTCTTGTTCTCCTCCTTGTTCCCTGCCGTTATATCCGCCGCCTCGCCCCTCATGTGCTGGCTCGTTTTCGCACCACCCACGGCGGCATTGAGTTTGGGACAACGGTAGCCCGAATTGACGGTTATCGCCTTTCCGTACATCTCCCGCAAAGGGTCTAAAACATGAGTGACAAGGTTCGACAACTGGGCCGACACTTCGGTCGTCGGGGTATTGTCTATACCCAGCTTATCGGCCGTTGAACTCTTTGTGAGTTCTTTCATCGTGAAGTATTTCATATCTCGAAGATTAAGTTTTCCATGTTGTTAATTCTGTCCGGTTCAGATACGAGCAAATCCTCTTCCGGAAATTTTTCTTGAAATTCTTTCCATAACAGATACTCCATTTCCATGTATTCTTCACTGCCTCTTCTTATGCTTTCAGGAGAGACCTCCACGATATGGAAGTTGGTCTGTATGTCGTAGGCATACCTGATACTTATTCCCGGTATTTTCGATGCAATCGATTGAATCGTCTCGATGACAAAATCCTGTACATTCTTATTCATGTCTTTCTTCATTTTTGGCGACAAAAAAAGCGGTGACTTTTTTAGAATCACCGCTTGTAACGAATGTATGGGAGAGTAGCCTTAGGGTTAGGCTTATCCGTTATTGAAAATGGGACAAACGTAGGCCGAAGGCATTATCAATCCTCTCTCCTCAATTCATCGAGCCATTGTACAGGGTCGACATCTTTTAGACGAGGGTAAGCCTTTTCGATTAAAGAATTTAAATAACTTTCATCGAATTTTGGAGAATAATCAGCCGGTATCGGAGGTTGAGAATCCGTATCGGACGAGTTCTGGACATAGGGGAATGAACCTTTTGTATCCATGTGAACAATGTTTATTTTTTTCGGTTCGGGAAAATACCCTTTAATACGATATTGGCTAAACCTAATACATTGATAGTCGTCGTAGCCAGTAGAGCTATCAATATTTCCGGTCCCAATGAAAATAATCCGATCCCGCAAAATACAAGAATGGCAATTACTATGAATAACCATATGGGGATAATCCACATGACCCATCTGGCCAAATGTTTACGAAATTGTGTATCTTGTGAATATCGCTCCCGTATTTGTTCGGATAAATTCTTGTCGTCTATATCGCCCAAATTTGAGTCGGGAGAAATATGGACACCATTCTCACTACGTAAATCCAAGCCGCTAAAAGAATCTTTCTGTTTAGTCATGCTTTGGGAGAAATTAGTGTCTTAAAATACTCTTGGATATAACTATCCGGGATTCTATCCCCCCAGCTGAATGAAGGCTGCTTAACGGTCCTATCCCACGGAGAACCGGGCTTGTGAGACCATTCCGTCAGATAGGCGGCAGTTTTAGAACCATAGCTGCCAAAGACCAGTTTCATCAGAGATTCCATTTCGGAATCACGGGCTATTTTTTCAAGGTTTTCATCAGAAAGGGAAATTTCTGAAAAATCCTTTTTTATCAATTTATTTCGAGTGGTCGGGAAAACCGGACCATACGGCCAAGCCTGAGGGTGCTCGTTTGTCAAGCGTTCGTTCTTTACGTAAAGATATACTCCATAAGCTATATACAACAACTTTTGAAGCTTAGTCATGTTAATGAAAAACTTATTCTGGTTAGCAAACGCAATGATATAGTTTGCAACCGTAACGCTATCGTATTTATAGGTATCGCTTATCATCTTGTTGCAAAGTAACAAAAAATATCGTAACATGCAACCAATTCTTATACTTTTTTACGATAAATCAAACGGTGATTCCAAGAAGTCAAAGAACGCTTTCCCGTCGCCGGGTTATAAAAATTCATTTTTTTCGTCAGGCAATCCAAACTTCGATTTGAATCACCAGCCCGCCCAGTATGGTCGCCAGCAAGTCGGCATACGACCAAGCCCCCGGCTTCTTCCACTCGTCGGCAGCCTCCTTGATACAGCCCGCTATGGCAGAGAACAGCACACAATATTCCGCCGTCGCACCTATCACGATGGCGAAGAAAGAGGCGATGACACCTCCTGCGATAAAATGCAGCAGCTTGTCGTGGGGAATAGACAATAACAACCCTTTGATTCTCTCCAAAATTTTCTTCATATTATTCGTTATTTAATCGGTGATAAAAATCGAGCTTGATACGGTCATAGACAGAAAATACATTGGTTTTAGCCCTGTCATCGTTCACCGTATGGGCATATATCTCGTTCTCGACAACCTCTGCCACCCAGTCTATCCATTCAGGATTGGTATAACATGAAAGACGTTTACCCCGATAGGTAAAGTAGTCGAAACGGCTGTTCCTGTCCTCGTACTGGTTCGTGAGATTTCCGATAATTTTTTCATGCGTCCTATTCCTGTCGGATATATGGTTTTCCTTCCTAACTTGTTCGATAATTTCCAAAACCCGTCTGGCGGAAAGGTTGAAAAATTCACTCGTCATGTTCTTTATCCGAAGTTGCGTTTCCGAGCGCAACCCTTCCGATATGTCAGACAACATGTTATTCTGGTCGTTCGTCTTTTCGATAAGCTCTTTCAGTGATTCTCCATAATCCTCCATACTCTTGGTGATAATCGATTTGAACCACTTGAAGCAGGCCACCATCATCATGGCCGACAACACCAAGAAGAATGCTGCGGTCATCACCAAGAACCCCTGTTCGCTTATCCCTCTGGCTACCTCCGTAGCCTCGTTTATCCCTCCCATATCAATGTTTCTGTTTTTCGATTAACAATCTGGCTTCCTCTTTGCAGGATTCCGCATAGGCGTTATAAGCCTCGAACTCCTCTGCTTTCGTATCTCTTTGCCGAAGTATCGCCAACTCCTCCGACAAGGTATATTTCCGACGTATCAATCCGTTTACCGTTTCTCCGTAGTCTATTTGGGCAGGTGGTGTTTCCGTGCCGTCCTCCGTCGCTTCCGGTGCTTCTTCGTACTCATAGACTATCGCACCGTTCCGGTAATACATCACGGGTATTTTTCCGGGTATCTCCTCGGGAGATGGGATAGATTCTATTCGTATGAATCCTTCTATCAGGGTTTCGCCATAATAAATATTAGTGACTCTTTCGTCGTATATTTTAACTTGTATCATATCAATTGAATTTTTTATACCTCGGATACAGAAGTTTTCCATTTCCCAAATTCGGGTTAGGTATCTGAATATACCCGAAATCTCCTTTTATCACTCTCCCGACATATTCGTCCATATTTATATCTGCATATACATAAATATTGTAGTACAAGCTGTTGAAAGTGAGTTTATATCTATAACCATAAATCGCATTGCCCATCAATGAATCGCTTGGGGAAACATTGACATAAGTATTCATGGTATATCCCGCTTCGTTTTTCTTGGCAAGAGTTCCGTTCTCTATGTTTGACATCTCTATCGTACAAATCTTTTGATGGCTGATAACATAAGCCGCACTGTTGAAATAGACGATAATGTTATATCCTGAACCTTCTATTTTCCCTACAAATGAAATATCGCCGTTGGAACTGTCGATTTTAAACAAATTACTGTACGACAGGAAATAATTGAATCCGTTGTATTCGCATTGTCCGAAATTCTGAATATCTGAAATGGAGGCTCCGGACAATTCTTTCAGATTGAATTCTTTTTCAGTGAGACCGGTTTCAAAATCTATCAGTCGTAGAACTCCATCATTTTTGTAAAAATAAACGAAGTCCTTATATTCGACGAAGTTGCAATTATAGTACGGTTCTGATAAATTCCATATCTTAGTTCGTGTATCTAAATCCCAGCAGGTGATGGCACTACTGTTAGGTACAATGATTTTACCGTCTTTATAAACGAAGCAAGAGTTTCTATTACATTGAAATGAATGTATATTTAACGGGATTTCATCATAAACGGTATCTTCTCCTGTCTGTTCATTCCAACAGGCAAGCCTGCTATCCTTGTTGCAATAAAAGAACAAACCGTTTTTAAAATAATACAGCTGGTAGGTTTTACTCGTATTTTCGAATAATTTCCCGTTTATCCCCTGCGCAGAAATAACATTGTCTTTTATTTCGATGTTGTCTCCACTAATCAATCTGTCTTGTTTCCCGGAGATTTTATTGTCTATGCTCTCCGCCGCTTGGTTCGCTTTATCGGCTGCCGCATTAGCCTTATTTGCAGCAGCCAAAGCAACAGCACCCGCATCGGTAGCCGGCTTCTGCAACTCCTTGATTTGTTCGGGTGTAAAATCCTCGTAGGTGAATGGATCTCCCTTATCCCCTTTGTCTCCTTTTTCACCGGGCAAGGCAACCATTTCCTCCACCACGGAGGCATCGGGTACAACCACCTGCTCGTGAACGATTATGCAATCACTATCTGCCATATCACTTGATGATTATATTGGTTTTGTAAACATCGCCATAGTCCCATTTGCCGTCATCGAAATCGGCATCCTCTATCCAGTAGTGCCTCTCGACCGTGAGCAAGCCATATCGGAAAGTCCCGGAATTGAATATGCCGTACAGCACGCCGTCACGGAACACACAGTTTTTTCGTGTCTTTCCGTCGTAGCTCACTTCGCAACAACAACCGGACTCGTCCTTGTAGATGAACTTAAACTTCTTCGTCTCGGCATCGATTGGGCTCCCGTTCTTGTCCTCAAAGCCAATGGTAAACTTAATATCCTCCCACGAGTACTTCACTATGGGATCTTTTTCACTCATCGATCAATCTCCTATAATCTTAAATATGCTACGCTTGTATTTCCTCCTGCAAAGCCTGTTCTTTGGCTTTTTGGTAGCTTAGATGTTCTTCCGGTGTAATCTCCCTTACGGACGAAGCGTCGAAGTCTGCCGGCGTGTACATCGCTTTTACTCCCTCGTAAGTCTTTATATCGCCGCCTTCTTGGTGGGTAGTCAGGTAATTACCTTCCGTTGCGGGAGTAATCTTTTGATAGGTTTTTTCTTCTATATTCATGGGTATTTGTTTTTTATGTGGTTTTGTTTGATTGTGTTCTTTTATCCATTACATCGAATCGGCGAAATTAACCGTCCAATTCTCATCTGTCAGTTTCGCTATGATACCTTCTGTTTCCAGATAAGTTTGTGCAGTCGTGTTAAATGTCAATGCAGCAGCAGGTAGTCCCAGAGATTTTAATGGAGCTACACCGCTTTCTCCGGCAGCATTGGCAAATGCTCCGAATAGATTCAAAGTATCTTCATCGATATTCGGGGAATCTGCCAGCGATAGAGCGGTGTGTAAGAAGATGATATCGCCGATTGACGACAAAGCCGAACACCTCTTGAACATGTTTGTTGCTACTGTTACGTTCGAAAAATCCCAGTATTCAAGAGATTGCATAGAGGAATTATTACTAAATGTACTAATACAAGATTGCGCTTTCGGAGCTGTGATTTTCGGAAAAGTAACAATGGGTATCTCGGAAAACGAGTAATCGAAATTGGTACAATTCGGAAGTTCTATTATTGAAATAGAATTGATATTCGTTCGATAAAATATCCGACTCGCATCTTTTGCCTTTGGGGCTATAAACCTTACGATTGAAACTACCTTAGTGACAGAAAACATACCTCCCACATGAATACATTCCGGCAATTCCATATCAATGGAAACGCTTAAAATTCCTATTTGTGAAAATGTATTGTAGCAATTTGTAAGATTCTTCCACTGTAAAACTGGTAACTCTTGGAGATAAATACATACAGAAAATAGCGATTGAGCATCGACTACATTTGATAAATCAAATACCTCTGGTACTTCCTTGAACGTAGAATATGCTAATTTAATTCCCTCCGCCGCCACGTCGATTTTGGTAACGGGTACGAGTGTGCCCGTCAACTTCTCTCCCCGTGCATACGCCGTCTTTCCAGCCATAATATCGGCAGCCGTGGCCGTAGCGTCGGCTGTCATCTCCGCAAGCGTGGGGCACTTCTTCGAAGGTTGCCCGGCTTGGACTAATCCCAATCTTCCTAAACTCATGGCTTACCGCATTTTATTGATGTTAAGCTGCAAATCTTCATCTCCGACACTAATAGTCGTTCCAGCAGGGAAATAGAAACTGATAATCGTTCCGGTAGCCAAAACTAACCGGCTGTCTGTGCCGTCCGGGTAATCGATTTGTATGACTTTTCCGCTTTCAACGCTCAACATATACACACCGGCTTCGGGCAATTCTACCGAATCCCCGCTTCCTTCAATGTAATATTGCTTTCCGGGCTGCAAAACCCCGATAGGGTTTAGATTCGAATCTAAGGGTAGTTTGATATTTTCCATAATTTATACATATAAAAAGGGAAGTGCATGAAACGGTAATTCCTGCCGGAGCAGAAACTCCTCCTACAATTCCTGCCGGAGCAGAAAAAAATAGATAATGCACCTCCCGTTATTTAACAAACCTGTTTTTCCCATATAAAGTAGCATTATAGACCAATCCTAGTTTTTTAGTATAACCCATTCTTCCGCAGAAGGCCGTCATACAGCCTTTTATCCATTTTTCATAATTAGTCACCGATAAGTCTTTTATAGCTAAACACAATCCCAAAGTGAGACTGACAAAGTTAGCATGTCCTTCATCATGTGACATCTTCATCTTTCCTCCGGAACAAACCATTTCAGCACTCGTTCCGCTCGAATCGAAAAATTTTTGAGGAGGCACGACCTCCCAATCGTATTCACTTTTTTGATTACGCATGTATATAAATCTACGCATAATGCTTTCCATCGAGTAAGGTATCCTGATCCATTCCCCATGATATTCTCCTACAATTAAATCCGAGAGTGCGACTGGTTTTATTCTAGATTGTGTCCAAAAAGGAAGCCCTTTAATTTCGTATCTATAATAACCGTTCAGAAATTCTCCTTTATTGGGATAACAATGAGACAAGTCATCTCCTGTTTTAAAGAAATCATAAACCGTAACCCATTTTCTGAGGCTGGTAGATTTACATGCCATATTTTTACTCTTCCATCGGTTCAGGCACAAATAAATATTTTCTTTCTCTCGATTGATAAAATCCCAGCCTTGCGACATTCGAAACTCCACATAGCAATTTTTTATAATATTAGATTCACGGCTACCGTATACTTCGCTCACATCGTCGTTAGGTAAACTCACGAATCTTAGTTCGACCTCCGGCAATAATTCCTCTCCATGAACAGGAAACTCACAGATTGTATCGCCCCATTCGATCCCATTCCAATCCATAGATATAAGACTAGGTTTTTCTACTGATACAGAAATCCCTCCAAAATTAGTGAAGGTATATTCTCCTGCTTGGGGGGCGATATAAAAATAAGTCTTACTTTCACCCGCTAGAACATCAGGAACAAATGTTTCCGGGTTGTCGATCATGTTCACAGCTCCGACAGCCCTGTTGGTATCTAGCCAGCGGTTCCCGTCGAACATCCAAACGCTCAATGTTTCCCCGTTGGTGAAAAACCAGTCCCTTTGCGCCATCGGATTATCCCGCATGGCATCTTCCAGCCTGTTATAAAAACCGATATATTTCCCGGCTCGATTGCATTTGAATATTCTACACATGTCGATTTATATAGATAATTGTTTCATTTCCGTTAGTATCAATTCTTCGGTAGCTTTTGCCATGTCATATTGTTGTAAACTCATCAGTACTTCTTTGGCTGTTATATATACCATGAGCATTTCCAGCCCTTGTGGAATATTTATTTCAGAGTTCGTTATTTCAGGTATGGGAACATATCTTTTTTCCGTACATTTGGGCATTCTTACATAAGAAGGGACAGAATACCATTCTAAAATGAGCCCTTTTTCACTATTAACCACTGCACATACGGGGAAATTTATACCTCCTCGTGTGACAGGATTCTTTTGTAGCAGATAACTTTCACTTTCCTCCGTTATGCTATTATTTACCCTACGTTTCCAAAGTCCCATTTTAAAAGAAAAAAGACGTAGGAAATCGGAGGGGAGTAGCACATATCCACTCCCGTCTCCATATATTTCTACATTTCCCGGTATATCTTTGTGAGGCAAATATCTCAGTGGAGAAGCCAGTAAGGTCTCTTTTGCGCAGGACTCCGCAAGGCTGTTTACTCTGTCATCTATTGGCATGTCGTTGTATGAAATTTCGACGGTCGACGGAGTGACTTCATCGATAACGACCTTGACCAGATAAGATAATCGGGATATTTGCATGGGGTTATTTTAGATTAGGGAATGAAATGTTCAATTCTTCGGCTGCCGAGTTGATTTCTTCCGGCGTTTTAGCGATAATTCCCTCACCTTTCAGATATTCGACAGCTTCTTGAAACGATTTTACAGACTCTATTTTTACCCTTCTGTCTTCCTTCTCTTTTACAGGTTCTTCCTCGACAGCATCTAAAAATATAATGTTGTTGAACTCCTTAGAAGACTCTATCGCTTTCTGCACATTTTTGTCTTTGGTCGAGAAAAATCCGCCTGTGAATTTATTCCCTCTGAACTCAATGCGTACCGATTTACCTTTCACGGTTATCGGCATGCTCAGGTAAGTCTGGGTTTTATATACTTTCAACATAACTTCTATGATTTATGGGGAGTATCTTTCATCGATACTCCCCTTGTTTGTTTTTTATTCAGCTTTCGGAGTGATACGAACGTGAGCTCCCGGATTCTTCAATACAATGCCAGAAATTTCTTGGATAAATTCACCTTCCGTCTCACGTATACCCGCAGTTTTGAAATCCCTGCGTTCTTTCGACAACGACTTGAATTCAAATTTGGTCAAATAGTTATCGTCCACCACAAGGGCACATTTGCTCATGCCTGCCAGATCGAATGATTCTGTATAGACCACATACAAATCTCCAAATTTCGAGTGAATGGAATCGAACGTGAGCCCAAGTTCGGCTTTGTATTGATCCCCCTGCATGACTTTCTGAATATCAAGGTTCGTCACTTGTTCGATAAAATCACTTCCTGCGAAAACCAGTTTTTTCTTACTGCTTGCATTTCCCGTTAAAGCCGTTTTACAGAGAGCTATCAAATCTTTCGCGGTCATTCCTGCTGATGCGTCATAAGTCCAGTCTTTACCTGCTTGCCACCAAATACCCTCAGTAAACCACACGTCCTCTTTCTTGGTCGTATCACGTAATTTGTTCTTTTTGCCGAACAAGAAATTCATTTCCATACCTCGCTTCATTTCCCAAATGGCATCGCGTTCCATGTCTGTGAACGTGAAATCGACTTCTTTTTCCGTCCATTCCTGATATACATCGGTAACTTCGACTTGCGTACAGAACTTTTGGGCATAATTCTGTTCTTTGGTAGGCAAGGTCTCGAATTGTGCAGTTTGTGCATCTTTCTCCGCTCCGGCTCGTCCCATGCGCAGGAGTTCAGTTCCGGCTTCGATGGTGGGTACTATACCCAGTGTGCTACCGCTCTTTTTACCATTCACCGCCAAGACATTCAGTTTACCGTCGGCATCTTTACTCATTACATAGAGAACCAACTCGTCTTTTTCAGTAGTTCCTCCCTCGTCATAACCTTTTACACCGATAACCTTTATCGTGTCCGAAACTTCGAAATAATCGTTGTTCGCCGTGTCGAGCTTCGCACCGGCCGACGCCGTTTCTGTATATTTCGCTTTCAAGGTTGTCAAAGCCGGTTTGGTGTCCAACGAATAAAACTCATATTCACGGGAACCTACCGAAATCACCCGACCGCTACGGCTTACCGTGTCTACCGGTGTAGACGAAGGCATAATTCGGCAAACCTCTTTGTCTATATGCGCTTTCAACAAATCCGGCGACACCTCTTTGGTCAAGTCTGCCGATACCGGCTCGTCTGTAACATTCACACCACCTCCTGCCAGAGGAACCGTTGCGGCCAGTCCGATGACCGTTTCACCTGATGTGAACAACCCGAAGGAGCACAACAATAAAAACAACAACACAATACCGCCGGCGACAGCGATATATTTCCAATTCACTTCTTTACCTAAAATTTTCATCTTTTTTACCTATTTTGTTAAACAATTTCTCCTCTTTCAAAAATCCCCCTTCGTTTACTCCTCGGGACAGTCACATTCGCCGTTATCCTATCTGACGATTCCCTGTTCAGATTGGGTGTCCCGTCGTTCTTTACGCTCCTTTTTTGGAGTTCGATATTGGCATTTCTCCCCTTTACTTCCGCCACAGTGGCCGCTTCGGTCACGTCTTCATCATGTTTGTATGCCCTCCAAAGAGCATCGAGGGTAGGGCGGTCGAAATTGAAAGTGAAAATGCTGTCGGCCAGAGACGATACAAAATCCTCAAAGGCCGTCCGTTCTGCGTCGTCGGCCGATTTTTCTTCGAAAAACGAGCCGATGGTCTCTGCATTACGGGCTGCGTTTTCCTCTTGTTTTGCTCTGATTTCGTTAAATGATTTCTCAGAATCCCGGCGAGCCGAAAGTCCTTCATTAAATTTTTTCATGGATTCTTCGTCACCCGAGACAGCTCCGAGAATATCTCCATAACTTTTTGCAAGGGCAGGTAATACTTCACTCCCTGCAATTAATTCACTTAGAAATAATCCCGCTTCCGGTTCACGAGCCAAAGCTTCTGTGAGAGATTTATTACCCTCGTCAAGTTTTCTGATTCTATCCTCTCGGGTATTATAAAAATCCTCTAATCCCGAGTAGAAAGCATCATCGTCATTTTCATAGTCTACATCTTTATCCGGGTAAGTCGTACGTAGTCGTTCTACCCATACCGATCGGCCGCTTTTAGGAGATTCGGCTTTTACGGTTTCATCTACTGTTCCAGATGGAGTTTCAACTTGTGCTGTAATTTCTTCTTTATCTTTTTCCATACGATTTTTTGTGATGGGTTCAAAAAAAAACTCAACACAAAAATCTCATTTTCATAGTTTTAGGACGGTACGTCATTGCAAAATCGGTCAGTGCGATTTTTAGGGCAGTACGTCATTGCAAAATCGATTTTTTAGCTTATATTTGCATCAAACCGATACCCAACATACGCAAATCAAATTGCGTATGCCTACATTAGATTATCAAGAAAGCAGAGACCGAGAGTTCTGTGACACGTTCTACTACACCCTCAATTTGTGTGGTGGGATAATGTGTGATTACATTTATCAAGCGGCGATTCAATCCCCTTCCAAGCGGTTTTATATCGGTAATGAAAAAGCCATAACCAATCTTCTGAACATAAAAAAAGGGAAACGAATAACATCTTGTCCCATAAAGCAAAAGATGTACATCGACCTATACAAAAAAGCCTGTGAAATTCAAGCCGGTGATGATCGCATATCGTTTTCAGAAGCAGTCAGAAGGGCGATTCGTTCTCCGGCTCCACAATTTTATATTTCTGTTCGTACGGCGAGGCATATCATAGCCATGAGAAGAAAAGATGCTTTTTTCAATCAAAAAAGGAAGGAGGCATCGAATGAATTACTCTGAAATAATAGCAGAGAACAAAAAAAGGAGAATGTCTTTTACGGAACCGTATGATCCGGTAACGGGAGAGGGGTCAGATGTAATACCCCGAAAAGAAATAAAAATCGAAGAGTTCGGGACTCTACATATACCCGCCGATATGTATGAGGAAAATGGCTGGGTACAGATACTTTCCCAAGAAAAATCCTATAAAAATCTTCTTGAAAACGGGCTTCATCAACAAGCCACACCCCAGCTTATTCGAGAAATAGACCGTCAATTTTTTTTGCTGCGGATTAAATACGATTTTGAGTTTTGGGCGATAGCCACAGTTAAGATAAAAGATAAGATAACATCGGTCGATATACCCTTTCTTTTGAACAGACCGCAAAGAAAACTTCTTAAACTATTCGAACAGCAACGTCGTGAGGGGAAACCAATCCGGGTGATTCTACTCAAAGCCCGACAATGGGGAGGTTCAACGCTCACACAAATCTATATGGCGTGGATTCAGCTTGTACACAAACATCAGTGGAATAGCGTCATAGCAGCGCATGTAAAAGACTCATCTTCCAATATTCGAGCAATGTATAGCAAACTGCTCGACAATTATCCTTCTTGGATATTGAATAGTCCGCTTAAATTGAGACCGTTTGCTAGAACTCAGAATATATCTTATATCCAACAAGTAAATGCCCGTGTAACAATAGGTTCGGCAGAAAAACCCGATTCTGTTCGAGGAGCAGATATAGCTATGGTTCATTTCTCCGAGGTTGCTTTGTATCCCGATACCAAAGAAAAACGAACAGGAGATTTGATAGCTTCCATTAGCTCATCTATACCCCTAGTTCCTTATTCCGTCATTGTCATGGAATCTACGGCACAAGGAGTTGGGGATTATTTTCATACCGAATATGAGAATGCAAAAAAAGGAGAGTCGGATAAGACCCCTATATTTATTCCTTGGTATGATATAGAAATGTATCAGACACCTGTCGGCGATTACAAGCGGCTTATATCCTCTTTTACCGATTACGAATGGTATTTGTGGGAAAGTGGAGCCACTCTTGAAGCCATAGAATGGTATAGAAACAAAAGAAAAACATTTCAAGATGCTCAACACATGATGAGCGAATTTCCTTCCGACGATGTAGAAGCATTTGCAAACACAGGAGAGCGAGTTTTCGATCGTTACGCTATCCACCGTATGAGAGAAAATACCAAGCCTCCTTGTTGGAGGGGTGAATTACAGTCCGATACACATTCTATAACCGGGAAAGATTCATTAAGAGAACTGTCTTTCAAAGAAGATACAACCGGCTCGCTTAAAGTATGGGAAAAACCCGATACCGAGCTCGATATATCCAATCGTTATATTGTTTCCGTAGATATTGGAGGACGATCCCATTCTGCCGACTGGTCTGTGATAAGTGTGATAGACCGCTATTGGACTATGTATGGAGGAAAACCCGAGATTGTCGCTTCTTGGAGAGGACATATCGATCACGATATATTGGCGTGGAAGGCTACCCAGATAGCCTTGTGGTATAATACCGCTTTACTGGTTTTTGAAAGCAATACATTAGAAACGGAGGCTTCCGACCAAGGAGACGCAGAATATATACTTGACCTTGTCGCAGCCTCCTATGAAAACCTGTATGCCCGGCAATCTCCTCCTTCGCAGATTAAAGAAGGAGCACCTGCCCGTTGGGGATTTCATACCAACAGAACCACCAAATCGATGGTTATCAATAATCAGATACAAATAATCCGTGATAATGGCTATATCGAGCGGGAAGAAGAAGTTCTTGATGAGCATGATACTTATGAAAAAAAGAAAAATGGAGCTTATGGTGCGATAGAAGGAAAACATGACGACTTGCTCATGTCCCGGGCGATAGGACTATACATCTCGGGTAGTATGGACCCTCCAAAGGTTGTAAATAAAGCAGTTATACGTCACAAAAAGCCCATTTCGGAGGCTTCGTTTTAAGTGTTATATCCAAACAAATGGCAAAGACGTATGCCCTTGATTTCAGAGAAAAGCGATTTTTGCAATAAAAAAATAAAGTTCTATGGCAATTCTGGAAACATTAGGTCTCATCGGATCTCTCGGCGGGATACTCGCAGGAGGATTAGGCTCCGCTTCCGCAAACAGGAAAGCGCAAAAACAGTTGGACAAGCAATTACAGGAAAACGAAAACATGTTCAAGAAAGATTATTATCAAGACATCTTGAACCGCTCCGACGTACAGAATCTATTGAGCACATACCGCAAAAATTTATCCGATGCTGTTCGTGCACAACGAAATTCGGCGGTAGTAACGGGAGCCACACCCGAAGCTGAGGCCGCCGTAAAAAAAGTAAATGCCCGTGCGCTTTCCGATACCGTCGGCAATATCGCCGCTATGGGACAACAAGTCAAGGACAATGCAAAGACAAACTATTTGAATCAGAAAAACTACCTCTTGGGACAGAAAGCCGGACAATATGCCCAAAACGCAGCCAGTTGGACTCAAATAGCCTCCAATTCGGGAAATCTTCTCGGGTCGTTGTTTACTACACCCTATTATAAGAAAACGGGAAATGCAACCACTCCCGCTATTTAATGGATAAGATATGGCAATATTAGACGATTTATTAAACAGATGGAAGGAAAAAACGCCAGAGGAGAAGATTGATCTGACACAACCTGCTCCACCCGTCGTTTCTCCTGTTAGTAAAATTATAAATTCCGATTGGCAAAATACTGCCTCCGGTGGAAAGAGAACAGACGGTACGCCGTTGGTTGACGGTAAAAATCTGCAACAATCATGGGAAAATACAGTAGCCGCCAATCGTTCTAAACTCCCCGTTCCCTATATAGACGCTACTACTGGGTACGGTGTAAGTGCCGATGGTACTTCTGAGAAACCAGTGTTCCATGTTACCCCGGAACAGGCAGCCCAGATGAGAGAAGCCGCAGAAGCCGGCGAATCTTTTGTTTCTATTTATAACCGCATACTCAAACGACCCGAAGAAATTGATCCTCGAATCGTGGAGAATCGGAGGAAATTGGCCGTACTTGGTGATGTAGGAGCCACATTAGCCGAGATAATAGGAGTAGCCGCAGGTGGAAATGCCGCCGCCCGAAAACCGTCCACGGCTGTCAATAATGCTTTCCTCCAAAATCTGCTCGACCGCAGAGACCAAATGCAGATGTTGTACGATCAAGGCCTGTTAAAAGCGGCATTCCAAGACAAGGTCGGTCGTGATGCCGCACAAGCCGCAGAAGCACAAAGAGAGTATGAGGGAGCTTTGGCCGAGTGGGAACGGGCAAATGAATTAAATGACCTATTAATGAAATTTGGATTTGAAGCCGGAGAGAGCGAAAAGGAGCGATCAAATAAAAAATCAATAAATGATGCGAATAATGCTACGGAGATACAGATAGCAGCCGACAATAACAAAACGAAATACGGTATAGCATCTATGAAGAATAAAGACAGCGATCTATATAAAAAAGGTTCTGATATTCCTTTGTCTGGTGGAAAACGAATTAAAATCTCCGAGAGTGAATTACCGTTTTCTGCTGGAAGCCTTTTTCAAGCAGCTCGACAAGCTGTTATTGACGCAGGATTAGGTGATGAGAAAATAACGACGAAGAACGAATATGGGAGAAAATTTGAGACTTCGGTTACGGAACAGTTGTTAAGAATTGACGATATGTTAAGGAACAATCCGAATAGTGCAAAAACTGCGATTCAAGAAATAGGTTCTCTTATGAGGAAATATCCTCAGATTGAACAAAAAGTTTTGGAAGCCGCAGAAAATATAGGATTATATATAGAAGGTATAGAGCAGCTCAATGCGCAAGATGATGACTTTTCGCAAAACATAATTGATTAACAGAATATTATGCCAATATACAGAGCAAACGGGAATAGGTACAATATTCCTGATGATAAAATACAAGATTTTGAGAGACGCTATCCTGAGTCAAAAGTAGAAATGTACGATGGTGAGGGTAAAAAGTATGCAATTCCTTTATCAAAGCGGAATAAGTTCCAACAGCGATATGAAAAATGGTCGTATGTGACGGAAGAAACAAAAAAGAAATCACCTAATACATTTGTTTCCAATCAAAATCCCTCGGGCACAATTGTATCCGAAGATGAATTGGAAAACAGCATTGCCGATTACGAAGAGTCTTTGGGTCATGGAAAATACGGGGCGGGAAATACGCCCTTGTTCCAAAAAGTACGACAGGCCGCTAATTCCGCCGAGCAAATAGCAGATGGAATAATCGATAAAAATTGGATAAGCCAATCACCCTCCTCTGCGAGAGATAGCGAGATAGGGAAGGTGTCCGTAGGACGGAGGGGTTCGACCTCCACACATACCCCTGTTTCCGATGCCTATAAATCTCAATTCGACAAACCCCTTGAAGACCGTTTTGCCGACGCTCGAACACGTTTGGAGAAAGACGTAGTTTTTCAATTTGAGAACATGTTGAATAAAATAGAAGAAGATATTAACGAAAATTCTGAATGGAGGAATGAATCTGAACAAATTGAAAACGAGGGAGATATATTTAAAAATTATAAAGGGTACAAAAATATCACGGAAGATACCATAGAAGATTTAGAAAGAGAAGGGTATGTTCCCAAAGAAATAGGGGAGCTGTCCCAAAAGAGGTCAGTTCAGAATCTTACACGCAAATACATATCCGAGGCTCGTGATGTCATAGAGATGTACAAGCGCAAGGACGGTAACGGACTCGCCAATTTCGCCGACGCCTTCGCCCGTTCGTTCGACTCCGGCATTTTAACGCTGGGAGCCACAGACGCGATCGACATGGGTCGGGTGCTTGCTATCGCCAATAAAATAGGCGACAATGGTGAAGGCTTCGAAAAACTTACCAAAGAAGAACAGCAACTCATGTCCGCTTTCTCCCTGTTAGACCAGATACAAGGCAGCTTGCAACTCGACACGTGGCAAAATATCGGGCGAGGAACCATGGAATCCCTGCCATATTTGGTTGAATTCGCGTTGACAGGAGGCGTAGGAGCCGCCGCATCTGCTGCGACCAAAGCGGCTGCGAAGACAGCCGTCAAGAAAATCATCGGCCAATCGGCCTCCAAAGCGGTATCTCGCATAGCTGCTAATGCAGGTAAAAATGCAGCCGGAAGAGTAGCCGTCAAAGCAGCAAGTAAATTAGGGAACGCCGCCATTGACGGCCTTGTGGGAGGTACGGTAATGGCACTTACATCGGGCGCAGGTCACACGGCCGAGGACGTTATGAGCCGCATGGTAGGCAATCACGATATACGGTTAGATTCAATCAATGACCCCGGCGGAGAGTTAAAGACAATCTATACCCATCATGGAGTAGAAGACCGGGAAAGCCTAGGATTAGCATTCTTGAAAGGATTCGCCGCTAACCTTATAGAGAACGGAACTGAGTACATGGGAAATTACATGGGGCTCAATCTGGGTAAACTGCTCTCCCGTTTCAAAGGGGGGCGACAGCTCCTCACAAAACCATTGATAGGAAAAACCACCCGTTTCGCCCGGCAAGTCGGTAAGCTCACCGGATTTAACGGATTCATACCGGAGGTAGCCGAGGAAGAACTGGGCATGCTCCTTAATGCCGCTACCGTCGGCGATGTCGAATGGAAGGACATCAAAGACCCGGAACAGCAATTCCAAACGGTAATGGCTGTCGGTATCATGTCGCTTGGATTTCAAGTCGCCAATTCCATTGGAGTTGGTTTGACATACAATAAATACCGCAAAGCCAAAAAACGCTATGAAAGTAAAGACCTCGGCGAAGGACTCTCCGTCGATGATATAATACACGGGCTCGACAATGTACCCTTAGACCGTCGAGCAGATTATGTCATGGCGATGGTCAATACACACGATTTAGGGAAAGGAGATGCAAAAGATTTACAAGATTTTGTAATGGCTCGCACTGGATATGAATTTATACTCGGCAAGATCGAATCCGATGCCGAAGAAGCCGGGGACAAAGCTGCCGAGGCAGAAATGAGACTCATCAATAAAGAGATGGGAGGAAAAGTAACCGTAACCTTGTCAGACGGGCGTGAAGCCATACTTACGGTAGGAAACGTATCACTGGAACCCAACGCAGCCGGAGAATATACCACTACAACGCAATCTGGCTCTCTTATAGCCGTTCCGGTAGGAATAGGTAATACTCCCATTATGGTATCACCCAAAGACATAAGAAGCGTATCCATTATGTCGACAGAAGATGCCGTAGGACAAGCACGTGCAATGGCCGAGGACATCACAAAAACAAATATGGCAAGCCAGATAGAGAACGAAACTGATGAAGTAGAATCCGATGAACAAAGCCGAACACCCTCCTCCACTATGAGCGGTGGCGAGATAGGGGAGTTGTCACCCCGTGACGAAGGGGTTGAGAAACAACCTTTATACCGTAAGTCCGAATTAGAGATAGGAGATGTAGTAACCTTCAAAGATTATTCCGACCCGGATAACCCCGGTGTGGAAAGAACATTGAAAATCATCGGTATCGATGATTCGGGAGTAGATGTGGAAGATGTAGTAGATGGTGTCCCTTTACCTCTTTCTATCAAACCCGAGCAAATTACCCATGTAAAGGGAAAAGAAAAAAAACTACCAGTTACAATTGAGGAAAACAGGCAAACAGTTCCGCAATCAGAGATTACCGATACTTCTGAATATACCCGTTTTGTGGAAGATGGCACAGTAGAAGATAGTACAGTATTACGCATAGCAAATAAGATAGCCAATGGAGAACAACTTACCAGAGAGGAAGAAGCTATGCGACAAGAGGTCTCGCAAAGAGTGGAAGATAAACTCCGGGAAATACAGCAGAATGTAGAAGGGAAAGAAGAAACAGACCGCTGGGCAAAATATCGCAAGTCCAACGGAGAGGTCGACGAAAAGAAAATGCCTTTGCGAGAGCAGTTCGAATATGGAGAAGAAATCGCAGGAGTAAAAGCCATGATAGAAGTGGCGAAGGCTGGGACAAAGAAAACACAATCCGAAATAGCCCGTCTTGAAAAAGAGATAGAGAGAGAAATTTCTCCTGTAAAGAGAGTAAATAAGGAAAAACAGCTCAAATCTTTGAATGAACGTTTGGGTACATACCAGCAATATCTTGAAGATAATAATTCCGATCTTCAAAGTTTGAAAGCTACACCGGCGAATATAGTAGATAGGATATCCGCACTAGGAGATATAAAATCGCTTAGAGATTATATTTTACGATTGGTAGCTACTGGAAATATAAAATTTAAGTGGGGAGATACGGATTCATCGAAAGGTCTTGCTTCGCATTTAGGTATCAATGATTCTCCCGGAGAGAGACGAAAGAGAATCTCTTTATTGTCAAATAGCGGATATACGCCAGAACAATTAGCACATAATATATGGGAACAGCAAGACGTCCAAAATTCAGATTTACCATTCAAAGGGTATGAGACCGATGAAATCCTCGATGAAATTCTCGATGTAATGTCTTCTGTTTATTCTCCGTCCCAAGCTCTTGAATTGGCAGAACAAATAGCCAATGAAGATTTGAGAAAGCAAGAGATGGCCTCACAGGATTACGAATCTCATGAACTTGAACAATCAAGTATAGAACAAATAGAATTAGAACCCTTACCTGATGATTTGGCTCCAAGAAACGACATTGCATTTCGACGCAATGAATTAGGAGAAATCCAATCCGGACAAACTAAAATAAATGAAAGAGAAAGTAATTCGAATAAAGAAAATTCATTATTTTCGCAAGAGGAAAAACAAATCGACAGCCAAGATGAAATACTTCAATCAATTCCACAAAGAGAGCGAGGAACGGAAGCTCAAAAAGATAGAAGAATGGAAGAAGCGGGAAGAGCCATTCGACACCGTCAAAGCAGCGGAACGAATGAGACACAATTTGGCAGAAGCCAATCGGCTTTATCCCGACAAGAAATAGAAGCCAGAGCAGCTGAGGAATACGACCCTGTTGGTGAAGGTCCATTTGGAGAAATATATATACAGTTCAAGGGAAAACCGAGAGAGGCCATTGATTTCCTAATGAAAAAGAAAAGTGGTGAGGCAATAGGCGCTTTATACCACAAAGACGTAGGGGACATTGATTTAGTATGGGGGAAAGAGGGAACAGGACATAGTGATGGTTTCGGTCTGGCAAAACTGGTAAAATATCACCCCGAAGTATTAGACAACCTGCAAGATATATTAAATGATATGCAGGTTACCACAAGGAACTCCAACCGTATAAATTTAGAAAGCACCACTCATAAAGCTACCATTCGTTTGGAATGGGACGGTAATAAAAAGAATTGGTTATTGACGGCATTTGAAAAAGAAAATCCGGCAAGTACCAAGACGACAGACACTGATACAACTTCGTTGAGAGGTGGCACAGCTCTCTCCCAAACCGGCTTTTCCGCAGGTAAAGATAATACAGGTGCTTCAAATAAGCAAGAAAAACCCCGCTTATCCACGCAAAAAACGCTACAAGAGAGAAGGCAAGAGATACAGGAATATATCGAGCGGGAAGCCGGGAAACTCAATATACCGGTGCGGATTGTGGGAGATGTCTCTCAAATATCTCCTTCCGAGAAAAATTACACGAGGAAATTGACGAGTCAAGGCTGGTACGACCAAACCACAGGAGAAATCGTTATCGTTGCTCCCAACCACGGTTCCATTCGTGACGCACAACGCACGCTGTTGCACGAGGCCGTAGCCCATTACGGACTGCCCGCCATGCTCGGTCGTGAAAACTTCGACAAGCTGTGCGACCAAGTATGGGATTCCATGACCGATAGGGAAAGAGCCGTGTTTGGCGCATATATAGATGAGAAAATAGACGATAAGTCCTACAATTCGCTCACCGAGGAGGAAAAGGAACGATATGCGGCCAACGACTTCTCCGGCAAGAGAGCCGCGGCCGATGAGTATCTGGCACATTTCGCCGAGGAAGGAATCACCAACCCCTCGCTGTGGAGCAAGATAAAACGGTTAATCAAGGAAGCCTTCCGCAAGATAGGCATCGACCTCAGCCTCACCGACTCCGACATCGCCTATTTGTTGTGGAAATCAAAGAACCGTATCACCGATAAGGACTCCACGACCGATATTATCCGTAAATCAGCCGCAGACACCCGTATAAAGGAAAGTCTCGATGAACGTTTCAGAACAGTCTACCACGGTAGCGGAGCCTCGTTCGACCGCTTCGACCATAGTTTTATGGGCACGGGAGAAGGCGCACAAGCATATGGCTGGGGAACTTATGTAACCGAAGTGGAGGGCATAGGTAAATCATATGCGGAGAAAGCAGCTGATCCGGCAAAAAAAGATTATTTATATGAAGAGTTAACAAAATTAAAAAATATAATAAGGTACGAACCTAATTTGTATATAGACAACAGGTCTACCATATCTGATTTAAAAAAGCAAATTAAAGAATTAGAGGAAATACAACGTAATGACCCTGATTTTGATTTTGAAATACCAAGATTAAAAGAGTATGAGAAAGAATGGGAACATATTGAAGATTTAATTTCAAAAGTATCTACGAGAGTACTCTATACCGTCGAAATTCCCGACGACACTGGCGAGAACTATCTGGACTGGGATAAACCTATAACCAAAAAGCAGATAAAACGCATACAGGATTATTTAAGCGAGAACTACCGAAAGAATAAGTTAGACAACTTCAATGCAAGTATCGCTCCGTCAACGGCAGTAAATGCCGAAGAAATAGACAAGTGGTCAATGCGAGGAGAAAATATCTATAAGACTTTGGAAAACTTGCTTGGAGGAGACCGTGAAGCATCAGAGGCATTGTTGCAATGCGGCTTCACCGGTATCAAATATCCTGCACAAGCCACCACGGGCGGACGTTCGGACGGAGCACGAAACTACGTCATCTTCAATGAGAACGATTTGCAGATAACCGACCACACCCGCTACCGCACGAGCCAATACACCCCCGAGGAGCAAGCCATCATCGAAAGAGCACTGAAAAACGGCACTTATATGAAAGCCCCAAACGGAGCGGACACCAACCTTACACCCAAGCAATGGGCACAAGTGCGCACCAATGCTTTCAAAGACTGGTTCGGTGATTGGGAGAATAGCCCGGAAAAAGCATCGAAAGTTGTCGACGAGAACGGGGAGCCGAAGGTAGTTTTTCATGGCACACCGCTTCGTAGAGACCAGATTACCCCCAATAGAGGGTGGCAGAAAGACGGTATAACATATATAAGCCAAGAAGCACCGTTTTATACTTTCAGAGGTGGAGAATATAGCGGAATGATATTTACAAGTGTCGATGCCGAGAAAGCGCGGAGTATCGCAGAAAAACGGGCTATGTCTATTCCGGACGATATGGACGGCACGGAACAGTGGACAGAGGAGGGTTACGTTTATGATTTATTTGTTGATGTAAAAAATCCGTTCGTTCCACAGCGTGACGCAGATATTATTCTATCGTCATTGGGAGATGAAATACCAACACTGAGTTTTTATGGTGGACAAGGAGATACGGTATCAGTAGAAACGGCGAAAGAAATCTTAAATAGCGGGAACAGCTGGTTGGTAACGGAAACACCTCAATTTGTAGCCGAGATAAAAAAATTGGGCTATGACGGATTGATCGGTACGGACGAGGGTGTGGGTTACATCGCATGCTTTAATCCGAATCAGCTGAAAGATGCATATGACAACACTGGGGCATTCTCCACTGGCAGCGACGACATACGCTTCCGTACCATCGTTGTCAATCCCCGATACGGCTCTAAAATCGAGACAGTCCGTACAAACCACACCTCGGTATATAAAGCGGTCGATAAATACCTTCGTGAAAATTTCGATGAAAAAGACTACACAACACATACGGCAAAAACAGGAAGTCGTTACCTAGAATTGAACATAGGAAACGACACGCTCAAAGTACGGTTCGCCAACCACACTCCACGAATGGAGGCTTCCGACAATATGTATACCATCGGAAACGGAAAAGAAATCACCTTCTTCCCCGGTGGTGATATAGGGGTAGAAATAGATATAAGTTTGAGCGGCGATCGATCCAAAGAGATAATCGACCTAATCAAAGGTATGAAGGAATATTCATCGAGTGAAGTGAAAAAAGAGGTTTCCAGTCTTATAGATGGGGCAAAGACCGATCCTTTCCCCGATGTCGCCTCTCCACAACTAATAGAGGAATTAAGCCATTGTATAGGTACGGAAATGGCCGGCACTCTCGATACTCAAATAGCCGAATACTATAAATATCGTGTAAATGAAAACGTTTATAAACAAGAATCAAAGTCTCGTGATTCTAAATTAAAACAAAACAAATATGTTTTAGAACAATATAAGACCATCTTCCGTGATTTTGTACAGGAAAGCCCCAAGCTGATAAAAGCCGTCGGTGGAGGATATTGGTACAACGGAGCCACCGGCTCGATACGGATAGTACCACCTTTCCCGATAGATTATGGAATGCTTTCCGATAAGCTCATGTCCTCCCATTTCATACCCATTCTCGGTATAAATAAAAAAGAAGGCAAGCGGCAAATCGTTCAAGAATATGTCGATGAATGGTCTGGGCGTTTGACAGATTCCGGTATATTCCTGTCAGAAGAATACGTATCCGAAGGAGCCAAAATCACCGAAGCTCAACAGGAAATAGACAATATTCGGGAACAATACAATTTCTGGGTAAAAGCGAAATTAAATACAGGGACTAGTGCCGATATACGCTACCGTACAGCCGAGGAGATGGAAGAAGTGAACCAACGGTTCAACGAGGAATTGGAGCAACAGATAGAGGGACGATTGGAAAAAGGTCATGTGTATCAATTGGGGAGACCGAGCGAATTTTTAAGAGATGCTGGAATACCAGATTTGCCGATAGAGATGCCTGCGTCTCAATTGGAATACAAGTCTACTTCGGGGAAACATGATTATGATTTGTCGGAAGTGATAAATCTACCTAATGCGATAGCCCATCCAATAGCCACTTTCGCTTATGGAGACAGTGTCAAATCGCAAAACATATTGACCGTGTTGGAACATAATGGGGAAAATTTCCTTGTAGGAATGTTTATCCGTCCGAAAATAAAGGGGAATGTATTGGAAGTAAATAGTATAAGAAATGTATTTCCTAAAAATGGAGCAAGTATTGTAAAATGGATAAATCAAGGGAAGTTGACAAATGTAGATAAAGAAAAACTCCTGCATTTCCTTGACCAACAGCGAACTAATCTCGCTGACGTGGCTTTCGTCTTGCCTGATGAACAGGTGAAACAAGGAAGTGCAGAAGTTTCTACTGCCACAAATATAGTAGAAAACTTCGAGAATCCCAAACTTACCGGGGAAAATTCTAATGGAACGATGAATACTCGATTCCGTAGGGAAGCACCCGATGTTTCGAGCTATATCAAAATATCTATGGACAGGAAAGGAATCGTCGATTTGTCTCAATTGTCTCCTGATCAATCACAAAGGATAAGAAAAAGTGCACCAGCAGCCTATGGCGCAAAAATATCGGGCGACATAGCCAGCTTCCCCGATTACCAAGAAGCAGAAAACTGTCTGACTTATATATTCGACAATAACGACATAATTTCCGATGATATAAGAAACTCGATAGACAATGGAACTCTGCCGCAAGATATAGCCATGATATTCGATGCAGCTCTCCGCCGGGGAATGGAAAGACGTGTTTGGATTGATCGATACCAACCGTTGGAAGCTCTTCAAAAACTCATATCCTCTACGCTTGGAAAAGAAATATCCGAAAAAGAGAATGCATGGGAATACACCGGTTTTATGGATTCTAGGATAAAAGCCGAGGCAGACGAATACAATGCTGATTATTACCTTCCGCTTCTCGAATTGTATGAGAAGATAATACATGGGAAAAACGGTGTCGATGAAGATACCCTTGTCGACTATATGCTAATCAAACACGGCATAGAACGTAACCAAGTCATGAGGAGGGAAGCACTTGAAGAATGGGAAGAGTCCCACAAAGGAGTCGAAGATTACGACAAGAAAAGAACCGGTTACATACAGGAACTATCCACCAGAGACTATTCCGGTTATTTCGACAGATTCAAGCAGGAATATGCCCCAAATTATAACACGGCAGAAGATTTTATATCCGAGGTCGAATCCTTGTTAGGCGAAAATACCGTTATTAACCTTTGGGACAAAATCAAGAAAGCCACGAACAAAACGTTAGACATATCTGTAAAATCCGGTCTCGTTTCAAAAGAAGATGCCGATACCTATAAGAAAAGGTTCCAGTTTTATGTCCCGCTCAGAGGATTCTCCGAAGAAACGATGGATCAGATGTACGACTCCAATATAAGAATCAATCCCGGCTCAACAGTAAATAAACAAGCCAAAGGAAGAACAAGCAGAGCCGACAACCCGCTTGTATCCATCATGGCTATGGCAAATACCGAGATAGCGAGAGCCAACAAGAACAAAATGAAACAAAGGCTGCTTACCCTATTGGCCGGTAAAGACGTGCGCAATAAGTTCGGGTATTCTTATGAGGTCGAATACAAAGACGGGAAAGAGAAAATTCTCAAATACAAGCCCAAACAGTCCGACGAGATAAAAAAGATAACCACCATATCCAATATCTATCAGATCATACCCAAGTACGAAATCCTCGCATTGGACACCAACGGAAATCCCATTCTCGACGAACACGGCAACAAAACATGGGTGGAAACAGACGAAGTCACCTCCGCTGAACAATTGGAAAGCGGAATGGCCAGATTCAGCAAGGCCTATCCCTCCAATCGTGGAACGGTTCACAAGACCCCCTCACAAATGGAAGAAAGCACGGTCGATGTATTCGTCGCAGGGAAGAAGGTATCCATACTGTTTACCAACCCGCTTGTCTCCAATTCAATAAACGGGAGGTTGAACCTCGATAAAAATGTGCCTCGTAAGATAGAAACACCCGACCAATGGTATAATATACCGGGGTGGCTCACTTACGGATCTCGTCATTTGAACAGATTGGGAGCGAGAACTACCCGAGCCTTGTCACAATTCTATACCACCTATTCTCCGGCATTTTTCCTGTTTAGCAACTTTGCAAGGGATTTTAGTGGGGCGTTCGCTTACAACAGTGCCGAGAAATCGATCGCCGAAGCCCGACAGATCGCAGCACTTGCTCCCGATTCATTCGCTGCCATGCGGAGATATATTCGGGGAGAATCGAAAAACAAGAGATATACAATTGAAGAAATAGAAAGTTTCTTGGATCGTATGGGCAGAAAAGGTAAAATTTCCAAGTCCGACTACGATATAGCCGCTTATCTGTTTGTATCGAGAGGAGGAGAGACAGGATATATCAGTGCGAATACAGTTGAGGATTATCGTAAATCGATAGATAATGCGGTTAAGTACGGTACTGTCGATATGAATAAACAGGCAAAAGCGATCAAGAAAGGATATATGGCAGGAGTAAAAGCCATACAAGATACAGCCCGGCTTATGGAAAGCGTCACCCGTTTGAATCAATTTGTGGCCGCATTAAGGGAAGGAAAGACAATAGATGCGGCAATCACCGATGCCAAGAATGTTAGCACAAACTTCAACCGGCGGGGAAGCCACGAAGGAATACAATGGATATTTGATAATTACGCCTTCCTCAATGCCTCCCTGCAAGGGACAGACCGCCTGTACAGGGGAATCAAGAAATACAAGAAAGGCTTTGCCAAAGTTATAGGAACGATTATTTCCATCGGTTTCCTCGACTCCCTTCTTTGTGCGATTTTCTCGGGTGACGATGATCGTTGGGGAGACGCCTATCACGCACTTCCCGAAACAAAGCGATATAACAACTTGGTAATACCTGTCGGAGAAGGCAAATTCATATTCATACCGCTAGCTCAAAGTTTGCGAGGATTCCACGCATGGGGGATAATGCTGGCCGATATAATAACAGGTTACCATAAAAAACACCCATTAATCAGTGACCCCGTGAAACCACTCGACTTTTTCGCCGTGATAGGGCAAGACATCGTGCCCATAACCTATGGAAGCTGGACTAATGCTGCACCCACATGGACACAACCGATAGCGCACATCGCATTCAATGAGAACTTCATGGGACGACCCTTGTACAAAGAAACCCCATGGAATGAAAATCTTCCTGAATTTCGCAAAGCATACGGAAGTACTCCGAAAGGACTAGTCAAATGGAGCGAGTTTGTCAACGAAATGACAGGTGGAAACTATGCCGAAAAAGGCTGGCTCGAACAAATCCCCGTCTTGGAGAAACTCAACAATCCGGCAGTTCTTCAACAACTTTATCTCGGTTACGTTCCCGGACTCTTCCGAGTTCTCGGGCAAGCCTACAATGCCGTAGACGCTTTGGTGACAAAAACAAAAGGACGACCTACCGATTTCGATTTATCTGATGTGCCTATCATAGGTGCGGCTGTGGGGGAAGCGAACGACAGAATCCCCAAAGCAAAATTAAGAAGCAAATGGTATGAATTTGCAAATAAAGCAAGAGATTCGAAACGAGCTGATAGCGAATTGTTAAAGGAGTTGTTTATTGATGAGTTTATCGAGAACACGAGAGATTCCGATAAAGTATTGAACAAGAGTGTGTATGATGGACTTAATGTCCATATTAGAAACCTCATGAAGTTAGAAGGAATGGCTGAGACGTGGGAAGATGATCTAGTTTCTGGTGATTTACCAGCAGACGAAGCCATTCGGACAAGTGCCGAGATAGCATCGCTCCGAAATACAATAGACAATACATTATACGATATAATCAACGAATTAAAGATAGCGCAATGAAACTATACAGAAAATCACAACTCACAGACCGAGAGTACTATCAAATCACAGATACGGTAAAGGCCAAAGAAGGGAAAGCCTTAGATGTATTATTCGAAGCCCAACAAGCATGGAGTTCATTATCGAATTTCAGAATGTATGCAGAGCGTTGCCGAAAATATACCTATGGCAATCAATGGGGCGATGTTATATATGATTCCGATAAAAGAAAATATGTAAGTGAGGAACAATATATTCGGGATCAAGGCAAAGTACCTTTAAAGAACAATATGATTCGTCAGCTCGTCAAAACTGTTGTAGGACAGTTCGGCAGTAATCAAACCGAGCCTGTATGTGTCGCCTCTGACCGTGACGACCAGAAACTGGGTGAGATGATGACTATCGTCATGCGGTATGCCTATTCATTAAATAAAATGTGGGAGGTCGACCGACGTACATTCGAGAATTACGTCATATCTGGAATAGTCGCCCATAAATCATACTATGGGTGGAATGCCGCATTGAACAAGGAAGATGCCTTTGTCATGACCGTACCCGACAACCGCATATTCTTCGATACTAACATGAAAGATTTCCGTTATTGGGATTGTTCGATTATCGGAGAAATTCACGACATATCCATAGGAGACCTTTTGGCGAATTTTTCACATGGTTCTGTCGAAAGAGCGGAAGAACTACGGCAGATATATGTCTCAGCGACGAAAGACACACTCTCCAATTTCTATCAAGACCTCATGCCCGGCAGCGACGAGTCCCTGTCCTTCCTTGTACCACGAGACAATGGATTATGTAGAGTCATAGAAGTATGGAGGAAAGAATCGAAACTAAGAGTGAAATGCCACGATACACTGGAAGGAACATACTATAAAATAGATTATGAAGAATTACCCAATATTCAAAGGATAAACCAAGATCGAATCCTTCAAGGCATTTCGCAAGGGATACCGCAAGACGATATACCACTCATCGAGACCGAGAACTTCATCGACCGATATTGGTATGCCCGTTGGCTATCCCCCTATGGGGACGTCCTGCAAGAAATGGAAACACCCTATTGGCACAAGTCACACCCCTATACCATCAGCATATACCCGTTCAACGGAGGAATCGTACATAGCTTCGTCTCCGACGTCATAGACCAGCAGCGGTACATCAACCGTTTGATAACGATGGTAGATTTTATCATGGGAGCAAGTGCGAAAGGAGTATTGTTATTCCCCGAAGACCAAATTCCCGATGGCATGACAATCGAAGATATTGCCGACGAGTGGACAAGATACAACGGAGTCATATTGTTCAAACCAAAACCCAATGGAGCCCTCCCGCAGCAGATAAGCACCAATGCCACCAATGTGGGAGCATACGAAATGCTCAATCTCCAATTGCGGCTTCTTCAAGAAATCTCGGGAGTGCATGGCGCACTGCAAGGGAAAAGCCCGTCATCTAATACGGCAGCCTCTTTATATGCACAAGAAGCCCAAAATTCTGCGACGAATCTGGTCGACCTCATGGCATCGTTTACCGCTTTCCGGGAAGAACGCGACACCAAACTCATGCAAGTCATACAACAATTCTATTCAGATAAGAGATATGTAAACATATCCGGTAATGAGTACAGCGAAGAAGCCAAATACTTCGATCCCGACAAAGTAAAGAATGTACATTTCGACCTCACTATTACCGAGTCCCAGTCTACACCCTCATTCCGTCAAGTAACCAACGATTTACTTCTGGAACTGTTCCGAGCCGGAGCCATAGATGTAAAACAGTTATTGGAAAACGGCGCATTCCCATTCTCCGATCGATTGCTTCAATCCATAAACAAGAAAGAGGAAGAAGCCATGCAACAATTAGCCGCCATGCAATCGGCACAACAAGCCGGGCAGGTTCCGGCAGGAAATGAACAGCAAGAGTTAGGGCAAATACAGCAACAAATAGATAACAATACAAATCCGTTGATGAACCAAATGATGGCGAGAGCTTAATAAGTATAATTATGGGGAGGAGACACCTTCACTCCATAATCATTTCGAATGACTACGAATTATTTCGAAGAGCAAAAATGCGATATTTTGTCAAATCTTTGTATATTAGAATGTTGTTAATTACGAAATAACTACGAATATGGACGAAAAAGCAAAAGGTACTCCAAGACGGACACAACGATATTCCCCGGAACTCATGCAAAGAGCATTATCACTTCTTGCGGCCGGTGAACGTCCGTCCTATATCAGCACCTTACTTGGGGTTCCTTTTTCGACCATCTCGACGTGGAAAAAAGGCAATCCTACACGTATTCAAAACTTGGCAAAAAAGCAAGAAGAACGTTATGAGATAGCTATTACCAATAACATTTGTGAGGGTAAACTCGATAGGGAGAAAACAGCCGATACACTTCTTTCCGTCGCATTCAATCGGGCGGCAGAACTATTAGAAACAACAAGAGACTTAGACAAGGTAACCCGGTTTATAGAAACCATGTCAAAACTTAAAACCCCGGAAAATAATACGGCAAGTAACTTTGAGCAACTATACGTTAGTCTTACAAAATTAAGTCAAAACGTCAAGACAAAATATATCGATGTAGAGGAAGTAAAATAAATTTCAAAGGAATATTCGGAAATGCAAATGATGAATAGGGAAATGCCGGGGTGAGAAGCTCCGGCATTCGTGTTTTGTTAAATATTGATAAATCATGAAATATTTATACTATAATATTTTGTATATACAATAAAATGGAGTATCTTTACCATGTAATCAAAAACAAACAGTAACCAATTAAAATAGAGTCATGTTACAGAAAGGTACAGAACAATACAAAGAAGCTCAGGAATTATCCAACAGACTTCAACAGATTGCTAACTATGAAAGATGGAATAATAACAATTCGTATGAGTTGCATTTCAACCCGTTCTATCGGTTTTTAAACGAAATAATCAAGTTGAATGTGTTTGCCTCCAATGTGGCCAAAACGATAGATGAAAAATGCACTTATCCGAGTTTCAAGATTGCCAACATGTCGAGTAAGCAAGCATGGATACTTGCCT